CCAAAGTGTTCTACACTCTCAAAGACAAGAACTTGAACGATGTACAGATCGACCTGAACAACTATCGAGTCATCTGCAACAAGACCGGCAAATCAAAAAGCTTTTATCACAAGTATCTAGCTGGCCTGATCGAGCGCAAGTACAACAACAACATCGATCTGTTCAGAGAAGGATATGTTAGTAGAGAGGCTGCTCCAGACAGCAACGAACGACGCAAGAACTATCTAGTGGCTCGTATACAAAAGCTTTCAGTCCAGCTGAGCAATTTGAAAGGTGAACTGGCAGAGGCTGAATCAGGAGTCAAATGCTTTCCTGACGCATAACTTTCCATTCCATAACTGATCCAGGACGGGGGTTGCCAAAAGCGCCCCCGTTCTTCATTTACAACCTGCTCCTAGAGCCAACCTGCTCTGTAGAACAAGGGCGTGCGAGAAACCACCAGTGTAGCTGCAAACACGTGTTTTAAGGGGTACGCATGCCAAAATTTTTTTTCGCGCGCTCCCCAGGTGTTGCCATACAGGGGAACCCACACTAAATATTGCTGATATGGACCAACACTTCAAACCTGTGCTCAAGCTGATGCTGTTCGTGATGATCATGTTGTGGATGTTTGCCACATGTGTGGGTTGCAGTCTCAAGCGCGACCCTGCGCAGCAGCAAAAAAACACAACATCTCAAACCGCCCCACACCGCAACATCCCACCAATCACAGTGCAACAAGTGGATCAAGATGGAGATGGCACCATATCTGCAACTGAAAGACAGAGTCTCATAGGAGATCAGCCACAAGTGATACCCACTTTCGCCACCATCATTGGATTGGTGTTGTTTGCCAGCATCATGAGCGCCTGGGCCAGTGCCAGATGGGCCCCCAAAGCACCTGGCAAGCAACGGTCAGCGGACCCACCATCGGAACATGAACGGGAATGAGCGGCATCGGCGGCGGGAGCCTGCGGCTCCGCACAAATTTACAACCGGAAGCGCCTGCGGCGCTGTGGTTCGTTATAAATACACTTTATGAAGCAATGGGAGATAGACAAGATAAACAAACTGTATGAAGAGAATGACGCGTTGCGCGCAGAGCTCATGCAGTTGAGACACAACGCCGATGTGAATGAATACAAAGCCACGCTGCAACACATCAAGACAGTGGTTGATCAATTGAATGACAAGATTGAACAGCTCACGGTCAAAAACACACGTAAGAAATAGATGGAGTTTGAGCTCAAGGTGCTTGCCACGTGCAAGATCAAAGAACGCAACTTGCTCAAGTTTGCCACGGTTGCCATGAACAAACCGGACACTGGTGTGGAGATCAAGAACAAAAGCGCATATTACGTGATACGTGATTGTGCCACCATTGCTAATGATTATATTCCTCACAAGTGTTACGCCAGTTTGTCGGATCCGATAGGTCAATTGATTGGCAAGTTCACTCGACAGGACGTGACCGACTTTGTGGATCGAGCCTCACAACATGAGCACACTCAACAATTGCTCAGCATCATATTCACGGACATATACAAACGAGAAGCAAGTGACTGGACACCACCGGTGGCTCCGGAGCCAGAGGCACTGGAGATTGATGCGGATGCGGATCATGATGATATATATGGAGAGTATGGTTACGGTGATGTCTCCACGGGGTCTGAAGTGGAACTACCAGTGGAGCCACCAATCGATCTGGGTGATAGCAACGCGGTGGTGGACAAGCTTGTGGAAACGTTCCAGGTGCGTGATTGATCAGCGTCTCTTGCTAGGCACAGCGTAAAACCCAATCACCATGAAACACAGGTCAAAAAAACTGGTGAGCAACAGTCCACCGGTCATTTGCACCAGCTCCCAATCCTTGCCTCCGAATATCCAGCTCAAGATGCCCCATCTGGCACTCTCACCATGTGGCACGATCACGTCATATGTTATGTTGGGGTTCAACGCGTAATAGATCATGAGAAAACACATGGTGAATGTGATGCTCAAAAACAACACACGTCGCGTGCTTTTCACAAATGGGTCACTGGCTTGTTCCATCTGACCCTGCAACATGGCACGGATGATCTTGTCATCTCGTGCGGCTAGCAACATCTGATCTTGTCTCTTTTGTTCGATCCAAGCGTTGATCAGATTCACTCCGAGCTTCAAACCGGCACCAATTATAGTGTTGAGTATGGGTCCCATATAAATATTTAGTCGATGAAGTTTACACTTTCGTTATCTGATTATATGGATCAATATGCATCCAACAGATCTGTCAAGGACAATCACTGTCCAATCTGTTACGAGTGTGAGTGTAATGGTGAAGTGGCTCATGACTTGAAACACGTGCTTGATTGCTACAAAGAGGATGTGATATTGAACGTGATAGTGGAGTATCAACGCAAATATGGTGAACCACCTGCGGTCACATCACAATTTGTGGAGCGGGTGGAGAAACAAGTGGCTCGAGAGCTGGCTAGTTACTGTGAGTCACGTCGAAAGATATTTGATCTTCTTGATTGACAAACAATCGCACCGCTTTCACATCTCCTGGATGATCTATCAACACATCCGCCAGTGGTGTTTCCACATGCTCAGTTATGAGTCTCCTCAACGGACGTGCACCATACATGGTGTCATTGTTGAGCTTCACGAGTTTGTCAACAACTTGGTCGTCGTATGACAATCGACATTTGATGTTTTTTCTCAGATTGGTTCGTAATTGACGTAACAACAAGCATGTCACTTGTGTCACGTGCTTGTCAGTGAGCTTGTTGAACACCACAGTCTCATCAATTCTGTTGAGAAATTCTGGTGCGTATGTTTTTTGTAACACCTCCATCACACCTGAATGTGTGTCGTTGTTTGTTGGAGAGAAACCAACACCGTTCATCTTCTCGAACTTGTGTGCTCCTATGTTGCTTGTCATCACGATTATTGTGTTCTTGAAATTCACATCAACACCTTCGCTGTCGGTCAATTGACCATATTCAAATATCTGCAGAAACAATTGTAACACTTCAGGGTGTGCCTTCTCAATCTCATCAAACAACAACACGCTATATGGATTGAACCGCACAAACTCAGTCAAATCTCCACCATCTCCGAAGCCTATATAACCTGGTGGACTACCAATCAGTTTGCTCACACTGTGTTTCTCACTGAACTCGCTCATGTCATATTGCTTGAAATTACCTTCATGAAACATTTGCTCGCCTAACACTCTCGCGAGATGTGTTTTTCCCACACCTGTGGGTCCTAAAAACAACAGCGAACATATGGGTTTGTTAGGATCACTCACTCCAGCTCGATTGCGTTTAACAGCATTGCAGATACGATCAATACCATCATCTTGACCAATCACTCGACACTTCACACTCTGAGCCAATTTACGTAACGTTTCTGCTTCGTTCTGCTCGAGACACGATATTGGCACACCAGATTTTGTGCTGATCAAATCTCTCACCTGAGATAGTTCGATCTTCACCGGTCGAGCTTTCTTTTGCTCTATCAGTTGTTGCTCCTTGATGTGTTCATCCAGTCTATCACACAACTCAAATTCTGTGTCTCGATAACCTAAAGCCACATCAAATTGCTGATTCTCAACACATCTGTTCTTGTTGTTTATGGTCTGTTCGATCTGCTCGATCAAATCTTCAATTAGCTGTGTTTTGTATCGCTCGATCTTCACACGGGCTCCAACCTCATCCAGTATATCAATGGCTTTGTCAGGGAAACGTTTGTCAGTCAAATAACGGTCACACAAATTGACCATCTCTGTCAGCACACCCTTGTTGTATTTCACATTATGAAACTCTTCATACTTGCTTTTTATACCACGTAGTATTTCAATGGTGTCTGGAATTGTAGGTTCATCCACGATGATCGATTGAAACCTCCGGTCTAACGCACCATCATTCTCGATATGTTCCTTGTATTCCTGTATGGTGGTCGCTCCAATGCAACTCAACTTGCCTCTGGCCAATGCTGGTTTTAGAATGTTACTTGCATCCATACTACCACTGGTGCTTCCGGCTCCAACAAGCATGTGTAGTTCATCGATGAACAATATTATATCTTTGTGTGTTTGTACATAGTTGATAACCTCTTTCAATCGCTCCTCGAATTGTCCACGATAAATGGTACCTGCAACCAGTTGTGCAAGATCCAGTGTGTATATCTGTTTGTTTCTCAAATTGCTTGGTACAATTTGTTTCGATATTCGTTGAGCCAGCAATTCAACAACTGCTGTCTTACCCACTCCTGGCTCACCAATCAGAACCGGGTTGTTTTTTGTCCTTCTACTCAACACTTCAATCATCGATTGAACATCTTCATCTCTACCAATCACTGGATCTAGCTCACCTCTACTGGCTTGTCTGGTGAGATTGTTTGCATATGTTTCAATCACACTCTCCGTGTGATCACCCACATCATCACTATCACTACCTCCTCCCGGAATCGCTCGACTTTTGGTGCGTTTACGGTTGTTTACTTTTTTGGGACACACACGTGAGTATATATCTTCATATAACACATCAACATCTATATTTTTCAATTTGAATAGATTGTTACCACTACCAGTGTCACTAACAAGTATACTGAGCAGCAAATGATCAATATCAACCAAAGTTGCATCCATCTCTTGTGCTATACAGCTAGCGTATGATAACATTTTCAACATGCGGCTGCTAGGTTCAATATCATGTAGATCCGGTTTTTTGGGTCCTCTGTACTTTTTTAAATTTGATGTGACAAAGGATCTGAAACTATCGATCTCTATCTTGTGTACCGTTTGCATTATCTTGATGCCTTTAGGCACACGGTCACTCTCCATTATGCTCAACAACACATGTTCTGTTGTAATGAAATCATGTTGGTAATCACGTGCCAGTTTTTTGGCGTGCATCATCACCCTTCTGCCCCCAACGGAAAGCTCTGGTTGTTCGTTCATGTTCATATTTATTTATAAAATTATAATGTTTGTTGTTGACATATGCAACAAGATCATTTATAATAATATTATGTTTATTGAAGTGTCACATGAAAGTCCAATATCAATGTTGGAACATTCCTTAACTTATAATGATTATGCGTACGCACTGGTTCATTTATTTGAAACACATCCTAGATATTATGATTTTTTTAAAAATGTGAGAAGTTGCTCCGACACGCCAGTGTTACTTGATAATAGTATATTTGAATTGAAAAAAGCGTTTGATCCAAAAAAATATTGTGGGTGGATCGACAAATTGAAACCAAACTACTATATAGTACCGGATGTTCTAGAGGATTGTGAGAAAACATGTGATGCATGGAATGATTGGATGTTGAGATACACTGATAATAGTAATGCTTTGGGTGATGGTGCTCTTAAAATAGGAGTGGTACAGGGCAAGGATTGGAACGATTTAGTTGAATGTTACCGGTTCATGTCTGATAATGCAGAATATGTAGCGATTAGTTTTGATTATTCATATTATCAACACACAGGATATTGTGCGAACACAACTGATCCACCCAGGTTAGCTAAAATGCGATCCGGTAGAATAAGATTCATCCGGCAGCTTATTGATGAAGGTATATGGAGATGGGACAAACCACATCACCTGTTAGGTTGTAGTCTCGCTAATGAGTTCAGATGGTATGTTGATAATAACATACACAACATAAAAAGCTGTGACACGAGCAATCCAGTGGTGGCAGCTATCAAAGGATACAGATACAATGATGATCTCGGCTTGCGACACAAACCTAGCACGTTGCTCGCAGATTTAATTGACTATGAAATGACGGATGATCAAATAGACGATCTGAATTACAACACAAAAATGTTCAAGAAAATATTGAGAAGATAGAAAATGTTATTTGATAATAAAAAATGGGTGGCGTTTTTTAGTCACACAGGTAACGAGATATACAATATATCTAAAAGTATAGGACGGTACCCGGATCGAGTAGTTACAAACAAATCACCGGGAGATAAAGACATAAATAAAAAGTTACTTAACAATGTGGATATTGTTTATGTTAAGGATCGCCCGGAGGTACAAGATTATAGTAGAATCATATGGAGTGATGCCATCGTGACGTTACATGGTTGGATGAGAATAATACCCAAGAGTATATGTAAAGATCATACAATATATAATCTTCATCCGGGGTTGATAAGACAATACCCGGAACTCAAGGGTGCCGACCCTCAGAGGCGTGTGTTTGAATGTGAATACCCGGAGCGGTACACGCGTGTTGGTTGTGTCATCCATCATGTAACATCTAGAGTTGATGATGGTGAGATCATTATCGAGAGATCAGTTAGTAACACTTTCCCGGGAGCAAAAGTACTAAGTTGCTATTTACATCAAATGGCTACACAATTATGGATAGATTTTATTAACCTGTCCATTGATGAGAATTATTAGCGTATTTTTATTTTTAAAGATTATAATTTTATCATCTTGCGCCACGATCAAAACAGAACACCATATAACATTGGATCATAATATAAAAGTTGAAATAAATCTCGAAGGTCAAAACGCGTTAGATTTCTTTGACGAATTGAATGACCCGATCGCGCGATACGACCGGTCGATTGAACGACTACAGAAAAGAACAATACAGGATACTGTCAATATGTATATTGATTATATTTACGCTGATGCTGAGTAGAATAAAAATATTTCATGACAAACCAGTTGAAGTTGGTTCGTATGTCAAATACAAGGAAGATATACCGGCTCGGAAAGGATTCGGAGAAGTTGTTTCGATAATCGGTTCTGGTGAAAGGCTTAGATATGAAATAATAAATTTAAACAAACGTTTGAAGTGTATTGTTGATAGTAATCATCAATACAAACGTAGAATCATATCTGCCAAAAAATGTAAACATGTAGATATATCTGGAACACTGAATATTAAGAAAACATTTGAACTTGGAGACATAGTACACTATAAATTTATATGGAGAAAAAAGTTCGGAGCCATTGTTGGTTATGAACATCCAGATGGATTGTACAGCTCATCATATGATGATGGTTACAATGGTATCGATTTGATCACATGTGTTGAGATAGATCCTAAAGATCTAACTCGAGTGAGAGATACAGATGGTAATATAAAATACTTCACATGCTCAAAAGATAGACTTAAAATATGTAAGGTTGATCTGTGGTCAGAAACCGGGATCGTGTTACATTGATGAAACAAAAAAATAGAAAATTTGACACTGGTGCTCAACGTGACACTGGTGAAGGTAAACTCAGAATGTCATTGGTCCCTCAGGAAGAGTTGAGACGTGTTATGAGACGTTATCTTGACGGGGCCAACAAATATGGTGAGAACAATTGGTGCAAGGGCATGCCGTTGAGTGTGTATTTTGATTGTGCAAATCGACATTTACATGCATGGTGGAAAGGTGAACAAGATGAAGATCATGCTGCTGCGGTTGTATGGAATTTGTTATGTGCTATGTGGACTGAAAAAAATCTCACTGAGATGGATGATCGGAGTAACTATCCGGAAAATGTTGTTGAAAAATAATATCATGTATACTATAATAGAAATATGTTAATCGGATTCACAGGAGCACAATGCACAGGTAAATCGACGTTACTGTCCAGATGTTCAGAGTTGAAAGGTATAAATGAGGCATTTCATAATTTCAATTTTGTGCAGGAGGTGACAAGAAAGGTGAAGCGTGAAGGTCATAAAATTAATTTAGATGGAAATGATATCACACAATTGATGATATTGAATGAACATCTGAACAACCATACACTCAAACATGACATGTTGCTCGATAGATGTATATTAGATGGCTATGTGTACACGTCATGTCTAGCAAGAATGGGCAAGGTGAGTGAATGGATAACTACATATGCATGCAATCTACTCAATTTACTGATAGATAAAATTGATGTTATATTTTACACACAACCGGAGGATGTACCATTAGTAGCTGACGGTACGAGAAGTGTTGATTTAAATTTTAGACAAGACATAATTAATCGTTATGAAGACTTGTTTGCACAGGATTACTACTGGATGGACAAAGTGGTAAGACTGTCTGGTACAGTTGAAGACAGAATGGGAACAATTTTAGAAACAATACAATATGAAAACAGCGACATTAGACAATTCCAGAATATCTAAACACCTCGGTCAAACCTCCGAATATAAGGATCAATACGACCCTACACTATTGGTGAGTGAACCGAGATCAAACAACAGGAAGCATCTAGATATAACAGATGATGATTTACCGTTTGTTGGTTACGATACATGGAATGCATATGAAGTTAGTGCATTGACAAACAATGGCATGCCGGTAGCTGGTGTCGCGAAAGTGGTCTACCCGTGTGACAGTAAATATATTGTCGAGAGTAAGAGTATTAAGCTATACTTCAATTCATTTAACATGTTTAAGTGTGGTGAACAACCAGTCGATGTGTTGGATTTTATAGACCAGAAAGCTACAGAGGACCTTTCAGCACTACTTGAAACAACAGTACATGTACACACGCAACCTGCTAACTTCATAGCTAAGGGAGATCAAGTGCTAGATCCGTATGCATATACTACCTTAGAAGGTATGTTCACACAAGAGCAATTAGGGGAGATGGTGCTGGATACATATAGTGAAACACCTGAGTTGTTGGAGTTAGAAGAGTTAGACGATAAAAACGGTGTTAACTCTAGTGAAGTTAGATGGCATAGTAGCTTGCTGAAAAGTAATTGTCGTGTTACAAGCCAACCGGATTGGGGTGATATCTATATCATGTATAAAGGCCAGACACATGTTACAAGTGATAGTTTGTTAAAATACATCGTTTCGTTTAGAGATGAGTGTCACTTCCATGAAGAGATTTGTGAGACCGTCTACAAGAGATTGTACGATGTTCTATCACCAGAAGAACTCGTAGTCACATGCTTGTACGCGAGAAGAGGTGGTATCGATATCAATCCAGTGAGAGCGTCTAATGTAGCGCTGATTGCTCGCGAATGTCAGGATCTAGTTGATCCATTCGTGATGCACACAAAGACATCCAAGCAATAGAGACAAAAAAACGACTCTTCAGCATCACCTGTAAGAGTCGAAAAAAGTTTTTTATCGCCGGATGTATCATTTCACCGGCTCTATTGAGACTAATCTAAGATTATCCGAAGTACACCGACTGAGTGCCGGGTGTGAACGAATCACCGAGATTCTTAATGACGATCACGTGGTAGTAAAGCTCAGCTCCGAAGATGTTATCAACAACACCATAACGGGTCAAAAGACCAACGCGTGGAGCAAAGTCATTAGGACCAACTGTCCTCTGTACCATCACTGGGATGTACGGACAATAAATGATACCTGTGTCATAAAACTCAGGTCCTTTATATCCTAAGAGGATGTACTCAAGACGAGAAGAGCGTTTGCTGTCTTCGTATTGAGCTTCAGTACGTGTGTCGCGATAAACGTTGAACCGTCCACCAAGATTTCCAACACGAGCAATTCCTACTGGTTGGGTGTTCACGCTGCCTTGAACTTGCATCCACTGAAACTCAGGGAGCATTTCAAGAATCGCACAAACACGAGGTGTTGCAACTAAGAAGTTAGCAGCACCACGACGATTGCGGATAGCGATACGATTCGCTTCAACAATGATCTTGGCATACAGGTCACGATTACGCTCAGCCATCCAACGGCCATCAGCACTAGCTGGGCTCCAGGTGCTTACACCTTTACCACCAGCAGCATTGTTAGCAGCCACTTGAACCATTCTCATGAGCATTTCACGGTCGATTTCGGCCTGAATTTCATACGACATAGCGTTTGTTAATTCAGTATCGATATCAATTCCGTTCATGTTCTTGAGGTCTTGCTCAAGTTCTACACTCCAACGAGCAGCAAGTCTACGAGTACCAGCTTCAACAGCAGTCTTCTCAAAAGAGACGACCATCTGTGGAATGTTACCGGTGAGCTCGTAATCCTTGAGTGCTTTAGCGATACCGCCATCTTCAGCAACGAATTCACCAAGGTTGTCAGTGAAGTTGTTGCCTCCAAGGTCAGCCGAACTAGCTCCTGTGAAACGAGTGTCGAGAAGTTGATATCCAACTTCTTGAGCATCGTTTGTGCGGGGCTGTCCGTCGTTACCAGTTTGAGTTTTACCAGATGTGTGTCCGTCGATTCCAGTGGAACCAAGACTATCTGTCTCATATTTGTAACGCATCGCAAAAGCGAGTCCAACAGGACCGCTCATGGGTTGAACGCCTACGATCTCATTAGTGATAAGTTCAGGGAATGTACGACGAATCATCGGTATCAAGATCTTGGGGAGACGATGATCACCAGTGGCGTATGCATCTCCAGGGCCTCCAGGAGCAGTGATTCCACCGAAGTTGGAAGCACCACCGAGAGCCGAACCAGCGTATGAGTTCTCTTTCAAGCACCATGTCTCTTGGTTTTCCAAGAGGATCGCAGTGTTTAAACGAGAATGATCATCAGTTATGGCTTTGACATTGTCAGAGCTATAATCAAGTACTGGTGCCCATTTCTCAAGAAGTACGCCTGCGCGTTCTTGATCGATATATGATTGTGCGGGTTTTACCTGTGACATTATTCTAATGTTTTCCTATATTACTCAGGCTATAATTTGCCTCAACAGATTACCACCGGGTGAGTTCACCCATGTAGTTATCAAAAAGTCCTTTGTCTTGTTTATTGTTTGGATCTGTTTGCTCAATTTGAGTCTCAACACTCTCTCTGACAACCTTCTTAGTCTCAGTTATCGGACGATCAGCGACTGTTTTGTTCTCAGTGGCTTGTTCTTTGAGTGTATCGAGTTTGTCTTTTTCACTTTTCTCGAACATATCCAATGTGTATTGAAAATTTTCATTTATAAACTCAGCTGTTTTACCGTCAAACACTTTCATCATGTGTCTTCTTTTCGTTGCTGGTAACCCTTCAGTGAGTCTATCGAGAGCTAGATTTGCTTCTTTCGCATTTAGATTGTATTGCAATTTTTTATTTTGCTCCTGCAACACCTCGATTTGTTGTGTTGCTTCATCAATTTGTTTCTTACCATCAATAACTGCCTCGCGTACAGATTCTGTTGCCATAATTTTATCAATACTGAGCGATTTGCGCAAGCTTTCAAGTATGCTCATTGCATGTTTGTTACGTACCGCTTCTTTTATATCTTCTACTGGTAAATTTTTCTCAATATATAGATCAAGATAATCACTAATGTTACCTACCAAACCTTCCTTGAACATCTTTGCATCACTATCGATCTCTTTACGAAACCTCTCGATTATAGTCTTGAGCTTAGCTGTATGGTTACTATCAATAGCTTCAACAACCTTGTTCAGTTTTGATGTGTGGTCTTTATCGATAGCTTCAAGTAGTTTTTCAAGCTTGACCGCATGCTCTTCATCCTGTTCAACAAGAGCCTTTTCAACACGCAGTTGTGCGAGTTGGTCAGCTTTGGCTTGTACTGATTCATTGAAAGCTGCTTCAATTTCTTGGAGTACTTCTTCTGAAAGTACATCAGATGCAACCTTTTTTAACTGTTCTGTTATTTGATTATCGCTCATTGTTTGAAAATATTTATGTTTTTATACTGACTTATCTTGTTAATCAGTTTACTTTCTATAGTTTTTTGTAGTGATTTATTAGCTTCTGAGTAATTTTTGTTGTTCAGATGCTGTACAAATTGAGTTATTTGTTTGGATTGATTTGATATATTTTGTTTACTCATTTTAAATTTTTCCTTTTATCTCATTCAGAAAGCTCATAATACTATCTTTAATATATAACTCTACATCTTTCTTTGGCAAGTTATTAAGTCCGTTCTCAAGTCTATCATATGCTTCAACATACTGACCGTAACTATCTAATACATACTGTTTACTCTCAAGTATACCATTAACAAAAGCCTCCCCGAAACTTGGGTCTGCTACACAATCAATCGCCACAAGTCTCATGTCCTTTACACGGCTGACATCACTGTTATCCTCCATGGGTACCAGTTTTCCTAACGATCTTGTACTCATACCAACACTACATCCATCTCTTATCAACGATTGTACAATCAATCCACTCGGTGTTGATAACACCTTGGATTTACCTATATACACGTTGGAATCACCACCGGATGGCACCAGTTCCTCAACTAAGTGACATGCTCTCTCTAAATCGACATCCGCGCTGGTCGGGTGATTCAACTCACCTAATGCACGTTTTGTGTTTATCATCTGCTCAGTATACCTCTTGACTTCAGCTGCCATTTCTTGCGGGCAGTAGCTTCTCTTGTTCTTATTGACACCCTCCGCCATAGCATATGGCCCTTTTATATATATATTGGCTGGGCTCTTAGAATTTTTCTCCTCAATAATGTATTCGAATTCCGTCGGATCGGTTGTTTCAATTAGTAGTTTTGCATGCATTACTTAAATACTTATTATATGCTCCTGTTTTTCCAGGGTTATCTTGTGAATAGACTGAAGTCTTTTTCTGTAACTATCTGAAAGATATAACCATTTTTCTTGGCCCAGTTACGCGCGCTGGTCCATTTTGCTTGGTTCACATTCCATTGTACATTCTCATAAACAACTGTTGATGTTTTTTTATTACCGTGTTTGGTTGGTGGTCTTGTTTGTTTGCTTGGTTTGATCTCGATCAAATATTTAACTAGTTTGTCACCCTCTTTTATGTGCACCGTGTTGTCAACTAAATATCTATGCATTTTACCGTCAACCGGAGAAATATACGGTATATGCACACTCTCACTGGACCATTGAACAACAAATGGATTACGATCGCACCACTTAAAAAATTTTAATTCCCAGCTACTTAGATATCTCGGATGTTTTGCTCCTTTGAACTTCAAAGCATTTACAGGCTTGTAGACACCTTGTCGGAATTCTTTGTATTTTTTGTGTGGCTTTTTTTTAATCTCTCTTACCTCCGGAATACTCTACAGCGTGTCCTTCTTGTATTAATAGATCATTTATGCTCTGGTCATCAAAATCTTGCTCGAATAACACACCAATGCATCTTCCAAACTTGCCTTGGTCTAGTGATTTGAGAAACAGGATACTGTTCTGTTCATCAACTACATGTTGGAGAAAAGCTTTAGCAGCCAATCCTCTTTTCTTTTCCTCTGCGTCTCTGGTACGTGTTTCTGGGGTGTTTATGCCGTGTAACCGGATGCGTTTGTTTAATTTTAAATCGAATCCTAGGTCGATCTCTGCGTCGATTGTATCACCATCAACAACACGTGTTACTTTTATTTTATATATATAATCCATATCATCCAACAAAAAATAATGGAGGTTGTCCATCTCCAAAACCCGGAACACCTTCATATAATTTTGTTTCTAATTTTTCTTTTTCTGTATTACCTTCTGTTAAAAGTTCGGAATAATTCGGTGCCCCACCACCAAATAGATTTGTACCACTATATTTTCCTCGTATACGACCAATGTTTATTTTTGTCAAAGCGAGTGAATACTGATACACCCAAGGTTCACTCACAAGTTGATGTACAGGTCGCTCAACGTATGCGCCTACTATACCATAAAAACTAGCACGCGAACTACCAGTATTAGGTTCTGGTGTTAAATACATAGTTTGACTTCTATCATCAAATCTATAATAATAATCTTGTGATAATAGTTTTCGTCTCATATCAAGCCAATTTTTAAGTGTGAACCAACTTATTAGATCAAATCCATATTTACCTAATGCGTAGCTAAAATATGTTTGTTGAGCTAATGTCTGCTCAATCGTGAATAATGTGTTTATACCACTCGAGCTACCTTCTTCAAATGCAAATATATCAACCACTTTCCGGTAATTGTCTGTCAAATAATCATAACCTTTCATGTTTGGTTGACCATTTTCATATGAAACGGCAAAATTTGTAGGACTTGATCCTATTGTGGTTTTACCGATTTCATACAATGAAGTGTCAAGCATGGTATTATCCTCAGATGGAGTTGTGTTTTTTAATTGCTCCGTTGCGGTGAATAATACATCCATCCTCATGCCTCTACCAGGCTCATATAGCTCTGAATTGAATGTCAATAACTCTTCCGTGTATCCAGCAAACTTGCTAAACATTTCAATAGCGATGCTTATGTTATCAAACACCTGGTTTTGATGCGCTTCGATATTTATTTGAGGATAACCCAATGTGTATGCAATACGTGTTGCAAGTTTCTCGTACGAGTTAACAATAGGGCTTAAGTTTGTACTATAAAATGAGCTTAGAGGTTTTACAGCTGTTTGTTTATCGTCACTCATCAGTTAAACCTACTATTATTCCATTGACTATATGTAAGACATGACCTCCAATATTAACATTCTCTGTTATACCAGTCTGCCCATTTGTAGTGTATATATCACTTGTAATAGAAGTTGTTGTTATTGATCCGGAAACATTTGAGTCGCCATTGACTTGTTGATCACCGTTAACGGTTGTGTTAGTTGAAAATATATCATGCAGAGCTGTACCTCCGGATAGATAACTCGCGGTGGTATTTAAATTACCAATCAACTCACCACCAGTTAAACTCAAGCTATTGTCCCATTGATCAATTTGAGATTGACTCACCCATTTATTATCATTATCATTATCAGAAATGTCATCAGATTCAATTGTCACATTTCCGTACATATCATTCACTGATGTGACATATGCATCCGGTCTAGCCAACTTACTATAACCGGAGTATGTTTTTGTTGTTGAGTTATATGCACCAGATGGATTATCTTGTTTAGCTATTAAATTATCATATGTGCTTGTCACGATAATAACATCACCTCTCTGTATACCTTCAGCTGGATTCAAGCTCGCAACTTCCTCCGTATTTTGCACTGTGTAGGTTTGTGTGATACTCAGCTCTGGTATTTGTTGTGTTAGTAATTTACCTTGATCGTCCAGTACCGCCCAGCTGGCACTGTTTGTAGCAACCGTGTTGGTTAGATCGGTTATGTCAGTATGATCGTTCCAGCTGGCACTGTTTGTAGCAACCGTGCTGGTCAAATTGGTTATGTCAGTATGATCGTTCCAGCTGGCACTGTTTGTAGCCACCGTGCTGGTCAAATTGGTTATGTCAGTATGATCGTTCCAGCTGGCACTGTTTGTAGCCACCGTGCTGGTCACATCACTCAAACCTGTTGTGAGTTGCGTCACATCTGTATGATCGTTCCAGCTGGCACTGTTTGTAGCCACCGTGCTGGTCACATCACTCAAACCTGTTGTGAGTTGCGTCACATCTGTATGATCGTTCCAGCTGGCACTGTTTGTAGCAACCGTGCTGGTTAGATCGGTTATGTCAGTGTGATCGTTCCAGCTGGCACTGTTTGTAGCCACCGTGCTGGTCACATTAGTTATATCTGTTGTGAGTTGCGTCACATCTGTATGATCGTTCCAGCTGGCACTGTTTGTAACCACCGTGTTGGTCAAATTGGTTATGTCTGTATGATCGTTCCAGCTGGCACTGTTTGATGCTACAGTTGCCTTTACTTGATCCCAACCATCAGTATCATGGCTGACAAAATCTAGACCATTATTTGTGCTGTTTAGTTTAACAAAATCTCCTGCTTGTCCGGCTGCATAATTAACTGGTGTGTCGTGTAGTTCTATGAATGTATCTTCATGATGTCCTTCACCATGTAAATCATTAGCTGCATACCAAGTTTGATCTGAACTATTATACTTCAGTACATTGTCATGTTGTATATTTGATGCATCTACATCTAACATGTCAACCAATCGATTGGTGTCTGTGTTCACATCTACACTCCAATCACCACTGTTTGATGCTACCGTGGTTGTTACCTGATTCAAATTGCTAATCAAGTTGGTTATGTCAGTGTGATCGTTCCAGCTGGCACTGTTTGTTGCTACCACTGTTGTCACATCATTCAGATTTGATGTAGTGTCACTAAGTGTTACATTCAAAGCATCAACCCTGAGGTTGATATCTGCGTGATTTGATTGTATCAAGTTGGTCAGGTTGTTATTGTTTTCATCCACAACACTCGACACTGAATCTATATTTGTATTCACTGCTGATACATTATCATCAATGTACACACTCAACGTGTGGTTCAGAGTGTTTATGTTACTCGTCAACACGCTAGAAACAGTTTCAACTGTGGAACTGACAGCCAGTATATGTTCAGACTCTTCCCAACTGTCACTGTTGGATCTCACAAAGGAATCCAAGCTGTCCAGCTTGGCTCCATCTGCAGCAACATCACGTGTGTTGATGCTTCCATCAACTGTCAAACCACCTTGCACACTCAGTGTGCCAGTGATGGTTGTGTCGGTCAAATGTCGGGTGTTGTGACAACTGTCGATCAATCGTGCGAAGTCGTCACCAGTGGGGCGATCTCCATCTTCAAATCGACCTTTCAAATATTCTAAATCTTTGTGTTCTGTTGTCATCGTAAATATTTATGCTTATAACAGTCCTGGTATCACACTTGTGTTGTTTTTGATTGATTGTACGTCTGATTTGACTGTGGTCATGTCTGTTCCGCTCGCCAACCCGGCACCGTCGACCGCGTTCTCCACTTGTGGTTGTAAGTATTGTAACAAGAACCCAGTGTCATGTGTGAAGCTACCGGTGCCGGCTCCAGTGCTAGAGTCAGTGTCGATCACACTGGTGTTGTCATCTCTGTACAGTCTACCACCTTTGAGTATGGTGTCAACACTTGTGGTGTTCTGTATCTTCAGATCAACAACATCTGTGTTGATACGATAATTCATGCTATCAATTGGAGTGATCGCTCCGAAGAAGTTGTCAATACCATCACTGGTTGTGACGCTGTACACATAGAAAGCGTATATCTCTTGAACCGTCACAACACCGTCTGTTTCAGATGAATCAATTTGTAAATTTGTGTAATCAGCTGAGAATGCACTGGTGATTGTGGTGGCACTACCATCAATGCCGTTGTTGTTGTAAATTGTATCGGGTTGCTGATTCGCTCTAAACGAGATACCAGCGGATGATGCCACGCCAAACGATTCATACGGTAGGAAAGCGGCGGCTTCAGCTTGGCAAGTAATGCGTAAACGAATGTTGTCCCCTGATGCAATCTGTGAGGTCGTGTAAGTTCCGCTGGTAGATACTTTCGTATTAGCTGTACCTGGTACTACTTGATTCACAATCTCCAAGTCTTTAGTCACATTGTAAAGCTGTAGGGTCGCAGTAGCTTCGACATTAGTAACAGACCAAGGCAAGATGATGTTCGTTCCATTCGCGTCTGTATATGTACCTAAAACGCTCGCTCCATTCGACAATGTGATCGTACCTGTGGTCGTTAAATCACCCGTGAAAGTGGTCGCTTTGATCGTGATGGTTGACCCGTTAAGAGCGAACGCTGACGAAGCAGTTGCATCGATAACCAAATTATAAGAACCAAGGTCAATTTCATTTCCTGATCGAGTTACGATTGTAGAAGTTTCACCTGCGTAGTTGTCGACTAGGTAGGACTTTGCTCTATCGTAAAATTCTTGTGTATTATCAATTGTTGTATAAGCATCCACAACGGATTTAGTAGACTCGGTTAAAAACACATCATCAAACAAAACCACCTGCTGTGTCAGCACTCCTTTACCTATGCACGATGGGGAGGTGCTATTCAATGTGTGTCCGTAGCTTGCTACATAAAAAGTAAAAACATCTGTATTGTCAGTAGTCTCGCCACGATAGTCGATTGTTGTGCCACCATTGTAAATACCGCCTGAAGAAGTTCCTCCGTAACAAGCACGAGTTAGTAATCGTTCAGTTGCTTCTCCATTCGCGTCAACAGACCCCGTGTAAGTTCTGTCGTTTGAGAAGTTTTCGCTAGGGTTTAAGGTAGAGTCTCTCCATACCCCTTGGGTTGTCCTGCTTCCATTGTCTGTATCCCTCGCCCAATATTTTGCCCCTGCTACATTCGCAACATTAGTATCCACGATTTTCAGTTTAACATCCTTATATAAGGTGGTAACAGCACCTGCGGGCCAAGAATCATGCGAGATAACAAAATCGCCACCATAGCCCATGTTTACAAACTCAATTTTCGCACCGGCAAAACTGCTCCCAATAAAACTACCATTTGCGGAGTCAATGCCTTGGGCATCAAAATTTGTAAGCACAAAAGGGTCATCAGTCCCGTCATGTGAAGTGCCGACCTTTTGAAATGTTCCAAAATTAGCAAAACTGCATTCGTATCCGGTGAAACTTACAAATTTCTTCATCACATCAAGGCGCGCATTGCCGTCAATACTGAGTCCATCCACTGAGCAATTAGCAGTATTCATTCGGAGTCTTTGGCTCGTAGTGCTGGTGGAAATTATTATTCCATTTGTGATGCTTACATTTGATCCGTCTTTGAAGTCACAACCACCAGTTAACTTCATTGCACCTCCGTTCCAATTTAAAGTGCCTCCACTTAGCACCAAGAACCTAGCATACCCTATATCATGGGATATTAAACCAATAGCACGAGAATATCTAGTAGCACCACCAATGACTGCAGTTACACCAAAATTTAATGTGCCAGCTATGTCTAAATCTTGTCGTTCAAAAAGCAAACATTCCACCTGTGGGTCAATCGTCAAAGTACCATCGATTCTTAGTTTTTTACCATCAAGGTGATAAGTTTTGTGGCTACCATTATCAACGACAGTAACTCCCGTAACACCAGTTAGACCACTAAGATTAGTGTCAGTACCTGTCTGTGTAATTGTTCCGCTTGACTCTGTGAAACTCATGATGTGTAAAATGCTGTTAGCAAGTTGAGATTGGGGTTTGATTTGATCGAAGCAACGTCCGATTTCACTGTGGCCATGTCTGTGGCACTGGCGACCGAGTTGCCCAGAGCCGCTTCCACTTGTGGTTGTATGAACTGCAACAAGAATCCTGTGTCGTGTGTGATGGTGCCGTAACTCTGTGAGCTGTCTGTGTGTATTATACTCGTTTCATCGGAGCGAAACAATCTACCACCCATCAGATTGATGTCATTTGTGCCAGTGTTTTGTATCCTGAGATTCACTTCACTGGCATTGATACGAAAATTGAGACCATCAACTGGTGTGATGGCGTTGTAAAATGTTGTTATTCCGGTTGATGTGGTTTGTAAATATGCGAAGTAACTGTATATTTGCTGAGCGGTCACTTGATATGGTGGCACCGTGTCAGATAGATTTATCAATATGTTTGTTCCATCATCCGGTGTCATGGTCAAGCCTGTGGTGTTGTCTCCTCCAGTTGATGAATCAAATATACTACCATCAATACCAATGCTGTTGTAAACTGTGTCATCTTGTTGTGATTGTGGAAATTCCAAACCTGCACTGTTTATCACACCAATAACTTCTAGTGGCAACAACGCGGTGGTGGACGCTTGACATGTGACTCGCATGCGGATGGTGTTACCTGCATCTACATCAGTGCCGTCCAGATCAACAGTGTGACTGAATGTGTTGGATTCAGAGATTGTTGGTTCATCGTTGTAAAGCTGAACACTTTTGGTGATGTTGTACAATTGTATACGTGAACCGTTTTGAATCAGCGGTGCTGTGATGTTTACGTTATTTGCCATTAACTATAGCTCCTGGTTGTGGAGCTCAATGCTCCAGTGGCAGTGTATGCTAGATTTTTTGTGAGTGTGGCACGAGTGCTACCTCCGGTTCCTTGCACATCACGTGTGACCACACTGGTCAATTGTCCACTTGCATTGTAAGTCAGATCACGCTCGAACAAAGCTGTGGTTTTGTTGCTAGTCACCCACACATACACACCTGTCAATTGATCAGTGATCGAGTAGGTCATCTCGCTGTAAAAATTGGCGTTAGCATAGTTGTACATGTCTTCCAATGAAGCACGATCTTTTTTGTTTTGCCATTTTTGAGTACCACCATTCACATACACCAACACATCACCACCACTCAGGGATGTAAAGGTGGTGTCAGTAGCATCAGCAATTGCGGATACACCTTCACCTGTGTAAGCTGCTAGAGAAATTTGCGTCTCACTTCCATCCTCATCAGTGTATATCAATGTGTCTGATTCTGATGATAAGCTCAGTGTTGTGGTTGTCTCACTGGTCAAATAACCAGCACTACTATGATCCCAGCTGGCACTGTTGGTACTAACATCTGTATACGTGTTGTCCCAGTTGGTTATTTTTTGTGTGGTGATATTGTTGGCTGCGTGCGATGTGAAAACAGGGTCAGTTTCTGTGTAACTGGTCAAATAACCAGCACTACTATGATCCCAGCTGGCACTGTTGGCGGTTACAGTTGTGTATGCTAGACTCCAATTATCTGCACTCACAATATCACTTGCTAACAAATATGATTGCAGATCTGTTATTTGGCTCTCAGTGATTTCAATACTACCTTCATGCCCGGTCACATCATGCACTGTGACTGTGTAATCTGTTAAATAGTTTTGTTGTGAATGGTCACCCCAATTATATGCTGAGTTCCATTGACTGCTGGTAGTTGAAACACTAGTGTATGTATTATCCCAGTTGGCTATCTTGTCGTCATCTTGAGTCCATTTTGTAGCGATGCTACTTGTTATAGTACCAGCAAAATCTGCGTCATCATTCAATGCACTCGCCAGCTCGTTTAGCGTGTTTAATGCTTCTGGTGCACCACTGATCACATCTGATATGGCATTTGTTACATATGCCTGTGTGGCGTAATTTTGTAAATCGGTTATTTGACTCTCGGATATTTCAATACTACCTTCATGCCCGGTCACATCATGCACTGTGACTGTGTAATCTGTTAAATAGTTTTGTTGTGAATGGTCACCCCATGTGTACGCCGTGTTCCATTGACTGCTGGTGTTAGAAACACTTGTGTAAACACTGTCCCAGTTTGTGCTATCTGCAGTCGTCAAGTATCCAAGATTATCCAGAACAGTGAAGAGATCTGATCCACCACTTAAAATTTGACCGGTTGTGCAAGTTATGTCACTACCACTAAGCGCACCATTAACGTCAAGCACCAAGTGCTTGCTTGAGCCTACGGTCATGCCGTTTCTAACGTTAAATTCTATATCTGCTGCCATTTTTTAGGTTCCCTATCCCCTACTATAATATTTATGTTATGTTTTTCTTTTTCCACATTAAATTCTCCGTTTATTGTAAATATATAGCTGTACCTCTGACAACAGCTTTAGCATACTTGGATATTGTGAGTCTCAATTCATATTTATCGCTATTCATCACACATGTGATATTTTGTAATGGTTCCATTGTACCTACATTTACATCACCGTACACTGTACCGTCTATTGTTGTCCCGTTGCATACAAAATCAGCATTAACTGTAGTTATACTCGTACCTATCTCATCTTTGACCATCACAACAAACTGTACCGATTGATATTTTGTACAATCAAAAGTAGGTATTGAGATTTCTGCAAACCCTGTTTGACCGTTGTATCCTTTCCATATGTCTTGTACCGTTTCAATATCACTCGGGTTTTGATCTGGTGGTTTGCGTTGTATTATACTCGAATTTGTAATTATATTTCCTCTGGTATAAATTTGATTGTATACATCCAGGTCGTGAGCGTATATTGTCAACCATCTCTTGGATAAGCTTCCTATATTGTATGTATTTGTTGGATATGGTAAAATATCACTACCAACATCAGCTTGAAAGATCACTTCATCCACACTCGGGTCACCCAATGTTATTTGATTGGTATTGGAACCGAAACCAAAATAAGCATGACCCTCGACAATGATACTACCTTTGATATAAACATCATCATCAGCAGTAAGATTCCCTGTCAACGACATACCACTAACTGCACTTACGTGGCCATGTATAGTGGTATCTTGCTCTACATCCAACGTGCCGCTGAGCACCGTGTCGCCACCCACAGTTGTGTGACCGCTCACAAACAAATCATCATGTAATGTCGTGGCACCATCAACATCCAACGTGCCGCTGAGCACCGTGTCGCCACCCACAGTTGTGTGACCGCTCACACGAAAATCTTCCCCTATTGTGCCGTTGCCGCTGACCATCAAATCATTGTCAATCCAGATGTCACGTGATGCACTAATGTCTTGTACAAACAGCTCACGCCACTGTTGTGGTGATGTACCTAAATCGTATGTCACATCTTTATTAGGTATTAACCCACTGTCAATATCAGCGTGGAATACAACGTTGTCTGTGTTAGTATCACCTACATTTATGATACCATCTACACCAGCACTCAAATAAGCGTTACCATCCACACGTAAATCTCCTACAATATGTGTGTTACCACTTACTAGTAAATCATCATGAAGTGTTGTTTTCAGCTCCACATCCAGTGTGTCATAAATGTATGTTGCATCATCAACATCAAGCGTACCACTCAACACAGTGTTACCACTCACGGTCATATGACCACTCACACGAAAGTCAGTACCAATAGTGCCGTTGCCGCTGACCATCAAATCGTTGTCAATCCAAACGTCACGGCTGGCACTGATGTCTTGTACAAACAACTCACGCCATTGCTGTTCACTTGTGCCTAGATCGTATGTTGTATCATCATCAGGTATGATGTTACTGTCAACATCAGCAACAAACACTATATTGTCTGTGTTGTTATTACCAAGTGTGGTGCTTCCAAGCACGGTCAAGTTCTGTTCAAATGTTGCATCTAGTTTCGCTGTGATCGCAGCATCAATCAACATATGTTGATTGTCTACATCAATTTGTAACACCCATGGCCGCCAACCATCAGCAGTTTCTCTTGTGTCACCAAAGAGAAATCGATCACTATTGAAGCGTATTTGATTGGAGGTGATGGACATTCCAGAACCATAATAAATATCTGCACCGTGTTGTAGATTGATCGTACCAGCGTTTATGTCTACAGTGTCACGCGTCTCATTGTCAGGTTTGATTTTGTCCACAAACAATGTATCAGTTATTTTGACGTCACCGTTTGCACTCACATCACGCACATACAGTGTGTCCCAGTGTTTGTCATCTGTACCGATGTTAAATGCATGATGGGTTTGTGGTATCAATGAACTGTTGATATCAGCTCTGAAAACAATATTATCTGTGTCAACATCACCAACATATATGTTACCATCCGCACCAGCACTCAAATATGCGTTACCATCCACATACAGATCGCCACGCACGCTGACATCATCAAAAAATGTAGCAAAGTTATTAACATCCAATGTGCCACTCAAAACAGTATCACCACCAACAGTTGTGTGTCCGCTGACACGGAAATCAGTACCAATAGTACCATTAGCACTCACCAACAGGTCGTTATCAACAAAAACGTCATTACTTGCACTGATGTCTTGTACAAATAGCTCTCTCCATTGTTGCGTGCTTGTACCGAGATCATATGTCACGTCGTCATCAGGTTTAATTCCGCTGTCAACGTCAGCATTGAATACAACATTGTCATCATCTCCGGTGCCAAGATATATGTCACCACTCTGCCCGCCACTCAAGAAAACATTACCATCAACGTACATGTCACCAATGACACTCAGATCATCGTGTAATGTTGTGAACTCTTTGACATCCAATGTGCCACTGAGCACCGTGTCACCAGCAATAGTTGTGTGTCCACTCACACGGAAGTCAGTACCAATGGTGCCGTTGCCACTGACCATCAAATCGTTACCCACCCAAACATTTTGACTGGCACTAATGTCTTGTACATACAGATTGTACCATTGTTGCTCATTCGTGCCCAGATCATATGTGATGTCGCTATCGGGTATAAAATTGCTGCTCACATCAGCAACAAACACTATATTATCATCATTTGTCGCGCCTACATAAACTGTTTTAGGATACACTCCTTCGACTGCCAACCACACATCGCCATCAACCCTCAAATTACCCATCACATATGTATCATTTTCTATATACATAGCAGCACTCAGATATGCATGTCCATCCACTCTCAAACTACCTTCCAAGTATGTTTCACCACCAACAGCAAAGTCATTCACAACCCTACCACCGGTGATGTTTATATAGTTAGTATGATTGTATGTTGTGTTGTTTGTTGAGCTGTCGGATTGTACCCAGCTGTATACACTGTCCCAAATGTCACCATGTTGCAACACTCGATCATGTGTGTAATTCCATGCATTTGTTGAAACAGGGGGTACACCTTGTGTCGAGATCAAATCATATAGATCCACACCAGCACTCAAATATCTACCTCCCGTGTTCAGCGTGAAGTAGTTGGCTGTTATACGCGCATTGCTGTCCAGTACCTGATGTTTACCGGTACCCACACTCAATCCGTTCTTTATGTTAAAATTTTTATCTTCAACTGTCATTAGGTTCACTGTCCCCTACATTATTACTTATCGTATGCGCACAAAAAAAGACCGACGTTTCCGCCGGTCTTTTTTAAAGCACTATCTAAACTGAATTAGTTGTAATAACCTGTAGCAAAGACTGTCACTGCTGTGTCAGCACCTGCACCTGTTACAGATATACCAATTGTTGATCCGTCGAGAGCAACTGTGATGTCTTGTAATTGTGCATCGTCTGATTGATTAGCCTTTACATCAACCTGACCATAAGCTGTACCATCAACAGCTCCGGCGTCAGTTTGAGCTACTAACAACTCAATCACACTCTTTCCAGTACCACCATCAACAGTGACGATGTATTTGGCGCTGTTGAGATTTGTGGCTGGTAGTGTCGCGATGTAACTGTCCGCAGCTCCAGCTGCAACTGTGACTCCTGTGTAAACTGCTGTTTTGCTGCTGGCGGTTAGATCATGACCACTCAGTGTCAACACATCATTGAGAGTTGTTTCACCTTCAACTTCAAGTGTTCCTTGTGTGGTTACATTACCATTAGCATCGTCAACAGTGAAAACTGTGTTGTTTGTTGCAGTGGTTTTGATAACCAGATCACCACTCAATGTTGCTGATCCGACAGCTGTGATTGCACCTTCTGTATGAACATTACCAGTAGCCTGTGTCACGCTGAATTTTTCAACATCATCAGGTCCGTCAGTGCTGATCGTGAGATCACCACTCAGGCTTGTTGTTCCATTGATACTCACATTACCATCAGCAACAACGTTACCGGTGGTGTCAGCTGTGAATTTACCTTGACCTACATTGAGTGCTGTACCATTAAACGTAAAGTCGATAGAATCTTCCAGTTGTTTGCTAGAACCAACAATAACGATACGATCGTTGGTCAAATCACTGATCGTGGCGCTAGCGATTGTGGTCTCTCCGGTGTTGTTGTCAACCAAGAAATGATTGGTATCACTATTACCATGGTCATCAACGCGTAAATCTCCACTGAGACTCACACCTCCAAGCGAGCTGATCGCTACTGTTTCACCATTAGTACCATCATTCTCAAATGTGGCAAGACCAGCAATGTTCAATGTGCTCTCACCATCAATCGCACCGGCTTGTGTGATGCTCAATTTTGTAGCAGCGTCAGCACCATCTGGACTTACAATTGTGAATGCACCACTGAGTGTTGTGTTACCATTGACGCTCAAAGTACCGTCTGTATACACATCGCCGTTGGAAGCGTCTACTTGGAAAAGATCACCACTTGCTCCAACGTTGAAATCAACAAGTGATGTCAACGAGTTACCATTGATTTCCCATCCGTTTGTACCTTTGTAAAGTATTGTGGCGTCAGTGATTGCTCCTGCTTGTACACCTACTCCACCGGTTGGTACTTTACCATCAGCATCAAGAAACGCATCTTCACCATAACCGAGCTGCACAACTGCGTCACTGAGACTTACCGTGCTGCTGTTGATCGTGGTTGTGGTACCATCAACATACAAATCACCTTTGATTCGAACTGATCCACCAATACCATCTTTGTTTTCACCGGATTTGATCGGATCGATGATCAGCTCTTGCGCTGCGCTTAAGTATGCTACACCGTTTGTACCACTTAGTGTTAAATTTGTGAATGTAGGACTGTCATATCCTTGTAATCCTAATACTTCTACATCGGTCCAAATATCGTCGGTAGGATCATTGGTACGTTCAAATGTCCAAGCATCATTCTGAGTCTGGAACTGAAAGGTACCTTGTGTATCACTACCTTCCTTGATGTTGTCAACTCCATCTCCGAAGAAGTCTGAAATATCATAACCACCTGACAAGATGGGCCCCCAAGCGTCAATAGCTGGAATTGCTGATGGGAAAGTGGATCCGTCGCCGATCCGTATACCGGAACCAAACAAACCGGACACCCCGACGTTAATTGTATCTTTTACTTTGAAGTCTTTTTGTAGTGCCATGTGATTATTTATTGTTTGTTAAATGATTTTTCTATATTTTAAAAAAGATTAGTTCTGTTGCCTTTGAACACGCATGGTGCTTGTGGCGCTCTGTTCTTGTATGTATGATTATCAGGTAGTTTATCAGCGAGTCCCCACTTCCATGCAAGGTAACCTTCTGTTTGTACGCGTTGATAATCCTCCAACACTAAAAATTCTGCCAAGTAACCGTCTGTGAATTGACTACCGATCCAATTAGCATGTAGCTTGAATTTATGTTCCGATGTTTTCAAAAATTCATAATCCATATCCACATCCTCTTGAATCAAATGACCATTCAAATACATCGATGATTTTTGTGTCACAGGATTGATCTCTAACTCAAATATGTTCCATTGATTTATTAAGTCTGTTGGACTGAACGACTTGGTGAATGGATATGGACCATTGCCTAATTCATTTGTTTTCATCCACACACGACCGTAAAATTCATCATTATCTCCTGGTACGATCGCTAGATTCTGCCCGGTGCTTTGTTCGAACCACAGCAAGTAATCATGAAAGTTATCAACACCCGTGGGTTTGAAAACCAGATACCAAACAACTGGATCCTCGTTCCACTTGCCGCGTGATTCACCATCTTCGTATGCAGATTCGATAAAGTCTGTGTTTCCGGTGAACTTCAACACATTGCGGTTGTTGAGTTGTTCAGGTCCAGTGGTGACATACTCTGGTTCAGATCCTGCATGTGCCCACATGTACAAATCTGTCTTTCCGCTGTTGCGCCACTTGGTGAATGTGTTCAAGCTATCCAGTTCAATCTTGCTTGAATCTGCAGCATCAAGCCATGTGAATGATTTAGCAGTTAACACCCCGGGATCCCATAATGTCTGTATGTTAGGAATCTCTTTCATGATCAATTCACACTCGGATGTCTGACTGTTCATGTTGACTTCAAACTCGATAAATGGTTCATCTGTTGTATGATTGATACAATACTCAACCAACTTGCCGTTGATTCCGTTTGTTATCATGCTGATCTCAGTGAACATTATTTGATCAGCTGCCTCTATTTCTATAGTGTACTTCGCAGATTTGTATCTCGTCATGTCTATACTATCAACAACATTACCATCCAAAAGATTTGTCTTGTAAAATAGTGTGTTTGGTTTGGCGCGAACTGGTGTCCAATCATCTACTGAACTACCATCATTTTTAGACAAAAGATATGCTGTGTTCTCTGCTGCAATTATCACAACATCACCAAGCATCATTGATCCTGGTACCATCTCATCTTCAATATACTGATCCAATCGAGGCTCGTATGTGACAACACTCTTGTCAAAATTGTTTATTGTGTAATGATACAATGAATCGACCCTGTCTGTTAAAATTTCAGTCTCACTGGTGAGTCTAGTTGTATGTGTGTATCCATCGTTCCAGTATCCACTGTTCGTTGAGACAATGCTTCCAGCACCTTGTATCGATCTAACATCTTCAGGTAGTAGCGATATATCATCAAGCACGATAGCGTCAGCATAAACATTTTTCCAAGCTTTGTCAGGTGAGCCTAGATTGTGCACACCGGTCTCAAAAGGTACAATACCACTATCAACAGGTGCTTGAAATACAACAACATCATCTGCACTCTCACCTACATTTATAACATCACCAACCCCAGCCAACAACCAAACATTACCATCAACTCTCAGATCACCCTTGATGTACACATTGTTTTCCGCTGTGACACCGTTGTTGAATGTGGCATGTCCGTCGATGAACATCTCACCACTCAACATGGTTGTACCATCAATCGTTATGTCTTGTTGCACGCTCAGACTTCCTGTTATTGTGTCCCCAGAGACATTAACATATGTCGTTCTGTTGTAATCACTGTTGTTAGTAGCACTATCAGCGTTGACAAAACTATACACACTGTCCCAGCTAGCACTTGTTTCGTACACGCTTGTGTATGTACTTTTAAAATTTGATACATCTAAGCTTGTTAATGTTTCAGTACCATAACTCCAAACCTCCCGATTACTAAACGCATATAAATTCCAAGATGAGTCTGGATCTGGTGTGATTGATATTGTAACAACATCGTCATGAGCTACAAAAACATATTCAACAATTTGACCATCGGTCGAACCAACAAACTCATTTTGATCAACCGGTACAATTGATGTGTCACTGTCACTTGATATCAAAGCACGTTTAGGTACATTGTCTGTCGACCAAGCTTGGTTATACATGGTGAATGCATATTTTCTACCGGTCGCAAGACCTGACAATGTTATTGTTTGTGTGTCAACAATGTATCTATGATTGTCTGCTAGCATCTCACCAACATAACCTGATACAGATGTTGTTTCTAAATGCAACGCGTTACCGGTTGAATCTGATATTGACCAGTTGGATCCGTAACCTTGTGTCTCGGCCTGGAACTCAACACCATTTATCAAAAAGTTGCTAGTGCCATAAACGTTAACAGCGTGTGTATATTTGTATTTGCTAGACACTCTACTATCATCATCATTTGTTATGTTGAGTGTTTGACCGCCAGTGAATTCTGTCAACGGATCTTTATCTTCTCCTAACAACAATCTATCAACTGTTGTGTCTCCATCAACTCGTAAATCACCATCGATAATATCATAACCACTCAGTTCACGTACTTTGATGTCGATAACATCTACAAAACTGCTCACGGCTGTCAAACTAGTAAAATAACCTTCATACGCTGACACACGATTTGAAATATCCAAGTCACCTGTGATTGCGTCGCCGGTTACATTAACGTATGTGGTTCTGTTGTAATCACTGTTGTTAGTGGCACTATCAGCTTGAACCCAATTATACACACTATTCCAATCAGCACTCGTTTCAAATACACTTGTTCGTGTGCTGTTCCAATCTCCGCTTGTTTCAAAAACACTGGTACGTGTACTATTCCAATCAGCACTCGTTTCAAATACACTTGTTCGTGTGCTGTTCCAATCTCCGCTTGTTTCAAAAACACTATTATAAACACTGTCCCACAGCGCGCTTGTTTCATATACACTGGTGTATGTACTGTTCCAATCGGCACTGGTAGCCAACACGCTTGCATGCACGCTATCCCAATTGGCACTTGTATCATACACGCTGGTGTATGTGCTTTTGAAATTGCGTACATCTAGTTTGGTCAAGTTTTCAATCTCTCCTGTACCATTGAACGTTATGTCACCAACTTTGATATTACCTGTAACACGTGCATCACCATCGATTGTTGTGTATCCGTGTACTGTTAAAACACTATTATCAATTGGATTTAAACCACCAATGACAATATTTTGATCGTCAACTTTAATTCTGAACACCCAAGGATTGTTGTTGTCTATTGGATCAAAAACATCACCAACAAAAATATCATCTGCATGTAATTGTATTCTGTTGTCGTTACTACTATTGCCTTGATTACCTCCTAGTATCTCTATCCTAGCTCCATCATCTACACCTGAACCTCCATATAACCCCAATTTTTTAGTTGGGTCGTTAGATCGGATCATTTGTGTGACTATACCTTGCTGCACTTCAAGACCACCTGTCATCACATCACCTGTAATATCAACGTATGTAGCATGATTATATGCGCTGTTGTTGGTGGCGCTGTCCGCTTTGACCCAACTGTACACACTATCCCAATTAGCACTATTGGCTAACACACTCGCATGCGTACTGTCCCAATTGCCGCTGGTACTATACACACTCGCGTATGTACTGTTCCAATTAGCACTGAGTTCATTAACTGTCAAATGTGTGTTGAACCAGTTACCGCTGTTGGTTAACATGGTTATGTATGTACTTTCCCAATTAGCACTCAATGCTCTTACTTGATCAAAACTGGACGTCCATAACGCACTGTTTGTGTACACTGTGCTGTATGTGCTCTTGAAATCACGCACATCATGCTTGGTAAGATGTTCAATTTCTTCTGGCGCATGTACAAAACCATGTGCTAAATGATTATCACCAAACGTTATTTTTCCGTCCGTTACATATAAATTATTTTCCGCACTTACATCACCACCAACACTCAAATCTCCGTCGATGATATCATAGCCACTCAGTTCACGTACCTTGATGTCAATAACATCTACAAAGCTGCTCACAGCTGTCAAGCTGGTGAAATATGCTTCATTGCTCGTGATTTTACCTGTGATGTCCAAATCACCGGTTATTGTGTCACCTGATGTATTTACGTATGTGGTTCTGTTGTAATCACTGTTGTTAGTAGCACTATCAGCGTTGACAAAACTATACACGCTGTCCCAACTGGCACTTGTCTCGCTTACATCTGTGTAAACATTGTTCCAATTGGCGCTAGCTCCATAAACACTGTTGCGTGTGCTGTTCCAATCCGCGCTGTTGACACTAACATCTGTGTAAACATTGTTCCAATTGGCGCTAGCTCCATAAACACTGTTGCGTGTGCTGTTCCAATCCGCGCTGTTGACACTAACATCTGTATAAACATTTTTAAAATTCTTTACATCTTGTTTGGTTAATGTTTCCGACGCGCCAGTACCATTAAACACAACGTTGCTAGTTGTGACATCCCCGGTGATTTTTGTATCACCATCAATAGTTGTCTTGCCGTGTATTGATAACATACTATCATCAATTGGATTGAGACCACCAATCATCACTTGTTCCTGATCAACATTTATTCGAAACATCCATGGAGCGTTTCCATCAACAGCATCATAGACATCTCCAACGAACAGATCGTTGCTGTGTATATGTACACGTCCATCAAGTACACTGTTAGAGTTGTTTGCACCGTACAATTCGATTCTTGCTCCATTGTCCCATTGAGAACCTCCTAACAACAACAATCGATTTTCCGGTGCACCGGAGTTGATGTTCATGGTTATAATCTCTTGTTGTACTTCTAGACTACCTGTTATGGTGTCGCCGGCCACATTAACATATGTTGTTTCATTATATGCGCTGTTGTTGGTGGCGCTGTCCGCTTTGACCCAACTGTACACACTATCCCAATTAGCACTATTGGCTAACACACTCGCATGCGTACTGTCCCAATTGCCGCTGGTGTTATACACACTCGCGTATGTACTCATCCAATCGGCACTGTTGACACTAACATCTGTGTAAACATTGTCCCAGTTGGCACTTGTAGTCAACACACTTTGATATGTACTCTCCCAATTAGCACTGTTCTGATTCAGGAATGTATATGCCTGTCCCCAACGTGCACTGTTTGTATATACTGTGCTGTATGTGCTCTTGAAATCTCTTACGTCATATTTGGTTAGATGTTCAATTTCTTCTGGTGCATGTACAAAGCCATGCGCCAAGTGATTGTCACCAAATGTGATCTTACCGTCCGTTACATATAAATTGTTCTCAGCACTTACATCACCACCAACACTAAGATCTCCGTCAATGATGTCATATCCGCTGAGCTCCCGGACTTTAATATCAATAACGTCAACAAAGCTACTAACTGCTGTCAAGCTGGTGAAGTAAGCCTCGTTACTCGTGATCTTACCAGTTATATCCAGATCACCAGTTATGGTGTCACCTGTAACATTAACAAAAGTAGTTCTGTTGTAATCACTGTTGTTAGTAGCACTATCAGCGTTGACAAAACTATACACACTGTCCCAACTGGCACTTGTCTCGCTTACATCTGTGTAAACATTCTTAAAATTCTTTACATCTTGTTTGGTTAAACTCTCAAGATTTTCTGAAGCATGGTAACTATCATGTTCCCAATCACCATCACCAAACAAAACACTACCGGTCAATAAATTCAAGTCGTTTGATAACTCGACTCTGTCTGAAACATTCAAGTGACCAGTTATTGTGTCACCTGTCACATTGACATATGTTGTCCTGTTGTAATCACTGTTGTTAGTAGCACTATCAGCGTTGACAAAACTATACACACTATCCCAACTAGCGCTAGTAGCATGTACACTGTTACGGGTGCTGTTCCAATCAGCACTGTTGACACTCACATCAGTGTAAACATTGTCCCAATTGGCGCTTGTATTAAACACACTTAGATGTGTGCTCTTGAAGTTTCTAACATCAAACTTGTTCAGATGTTCAACTTCTTCCGGGGTGTGTTCATGTCCATGATCGTAACCACTGTCACCAAATATCAAATCCCCGTGTGTTATATATAAATTATTATCAGCTGTTATATCATTAGATGCCTCAACATCTTGCACATGTAATGTCTTCCATTGGTTTGCTGTGGTACCTAGAGTGTATGTCACGTCCTTATCAGGCGCGATATTACTATCTACATCTGCGTTAAATACAATATTATCTGTATCATTATCACCGAGGTTTATTGTGACTTTACCACCTTGATTCCCAGCTGTGAACCAAACATCACCGTCAACAATTAAGTCTCCTCTAAGTCTTGTATTACCATCTACATCAAAATTTTCTACAACACTCAAGCTACCGGTTATGGTGTCACCTGTAACATTGACATATGTGGTTCTGTTGTAATCGCTGTTGTTGGTGGCACTGTCAGTGTTGACAAAACTATACACACTGTCCCACTCTGCACTTGTTGCTAACACGCTAGCGTGCACACTATCCCAGTTGGCACTAGTGTCATATACACTAGTATATGTGCTTTTGAAATCTTTAAGATCACGTTTTGTGAATCTTTCAATATCTTCCGGTGTGTGGTCATGTCCATGTGTGAACCCATCATCACCAAAAACAAGCTCCCCTTCCAGCAAATGTATATTGTCAGTTGAGCTCAACGGACCGGTCATCAAGTCACCAGAGACATTAACATATGTGGTTCTGTTGTAATCGCTGTTGTTGGTTGCACTGTCAGCATGAACCCAGTTGTAAACACTGTCCCAATTGCTACTGGTTGTCAACACACTAGCATGTACACTGTCCCAATTCCCGCTAGTTGTATATACACTCAATCGTGTGCTTTTGAAATCACGCACATCATACTTGGTAAGATCTTCAATCTCTTCCGGTGCATGAGCAAACCCGTGCACCATATGATTATCACCAAATGTTAGACGACCATCAGTTATATATAGGTCATTTTGCACGCTGACATCACCATCAACACTCAAATTACCATCAATAATATCATACCCGCTTAGCTCTCTAGCTTTGATATCAATAACGTCAACAACACTACTCAAAGCTGTTATACTCGTGAAAACAGCTGTTGTACCAGTTAAATGACCTTGAATGTCAAGATCACCGGTTATGGTGTCACCAGTTACGTTGACAAATGTGGTTCTGTTGTAATCACTGTTGTTGGTTGCACTGTCAGCGTTGACAAAACTATACACACTGTCCCACTCGGCACTTGTTTCACTAACATCTGTGTAAACATTGTCCCAATTTGTGCTTGTTGCAAGTACACTCGCATGCACACTGTCCCAGTTGGCACTAGTGTCATACACGCTTGTATGTGTGCTGTCCCAATCACCGCTTGTTGCTAACACACTAGCATGCACACTGTCCCAGTTGGCACTAGTGTCATACACGCTTGTGTATGTGCTTTTGAAATCTCTTAAATCGCGCTTGGTGAAATCTTCTAAATCCTCTGGTGTGTGGTCATGACCATGTGTGAACCCATCATCACCAAATATTATTTTACCTTCTAGAACATGTATATTGTCTGTGCTACTCAACGGACCGGTCATCAGATCACCTGTAACATTAACAAAAGTAGTTCTGTTGTAATCACTGTTGTTTGTAGCACTATCGGTGTTGACAAAACTATAAACACTGTCCCAGCTGGCGCTAGTATCAAACACACTTGCATGTGTGCTGTCCCAGTCACCACTTGTTGTGTAAACGCTTAGACGTGTACTCTTGAAATCTCTAACGTCATACTTTGTGAGATGCTCGATTTCTTCAGGTGTATGTTCATGTTCGTGCGCCAATCCACTATCTCCAAATGTTATGTCACCGTGTGTAATAAACAAATCTGTATCAATTGTTGTTTTGCCACCAACACTCAAATCTCCGTCGATGATATCATATCCGCTGAGCTCACGTACCTTGATGTCAATTACATCAACAAAACTACTAACAGCTGTTATACTCGTGAAGTACGCTTCATTACCTGTGAGTTTACCTGTGATGTCAAGATCACCAGTTATGGTGTCACCGGATGTGTTTACAAATGTTGTTCTGTTGTAATCACTGTTGTTAGTAGCGCTATCAGCGTTGACAAAATTGTATACACTGTCCCAACTAGCGCTGGTTTCACTTACATCAGTGTAAACATTATCCCAATTGGCACTGGTTGTGTTGACACTGTTGCGTGTGCTGTTCCAATCACCGCTTGTTTCACTTACATCAGTATATACATTGTTCCAATTGGCACTGGTTGTGTTGACACTGAGTCTTGTACTGTTCCAATCCGCGCTGTTTACACTCACATCTGTGTAAACATTGTTCCAATTGGCACTAGCTCCATAAACACTGTTGCGTGTGCTGTTCCAATCCGCACTTGTTGAGTAAACACTCAAACGTGTGCTTTTGAAGTCACGTACATCGTGCTTGGTGAGGTGTTCAATCTCCTCCGGAGCATGCTCAAAACCATGTGCCAAGTGATTGTCACCAAAAGTTATTTTACCGTCAGTCACATACAGATCATTCTCCGCACTTACATCACCACCAACACTCAAATCTCCATCAATGATGTCATAGCCGCTGAGCTCTCTAACCTTGATGTCAATAACATCAACAAAACTACTCAATGCAGTTATGCTGGTGAATACAGCTGTTGTACCAGATAGATGACCTGTGATGTCCAAATCACCAGTTATGGTGTCACCGGATGTGTTTACAAATGTGGTTCTGTTGTAATCGCTGTTGTTAGTGGCACTATCAGCGTTGACAAAACTATACACACTGTTCCACTCAGCGCTTGTTTCACTAACATCTGTGTAAACATTCTTGAAGTTCCTTACATCTTGCTTGGTTAAACTCTCAAGATTTTCTGGCGCGTGATAAATACCATGATCCCAATCACCATCACCAAACAAAATATTTCCAGTAGTTAAATTCAAGTCATCCCCTAAGCCGATTCTCTCTGTAATCTCAACATGACCTGTTATATCCAGATCACCGGTGATTGTGTCTCCGGATGTGTTTACATATGTGGTTCTGTTGTAATCACTGTTGTTGGTTGCACTGTCAGTGTTAACAAAACTATACACACTGTTCCACTCGGCACTTGTACTATTGACACTCAAACGTGTGCTGTTCCAATCACCGCTTGTCTCGCTGACATCAGTGTAAACATTGTTCCAATTGGCACTGGTTGTGTTGACACTAAGTCTCGTACTGTTCCAATCCGCGCTGTTGACGCTTACATCTGTGTAAACATTGTTCCAATTAGCACTTGTCGTTAACACACTTGCATGTGTGCTGTTCCAATCTGCACTGTTGACACTAACATCTGTGTAAACACTATCCCAATTGGCACTGGTTGTGTTGACACTGTTACGTGTGCTGTTCCAGTCGGCACTGGTTGTTAATACACTGTTATATGCACTCTCCCAGTTTGCACTAGAGCTTCGGACGAGGGACATTGAGTCTACCCAATCCGCACTGTTTGTGTAAACTGTGCTGTATGTGCTTTTGAAATCACGCACATCATGCTTGGTTAGATGTTCAATTTCTTCTGGTGCATGCTCAAAACCATGTGCTAAATGATTATCACCAAACGTGATCCTACCATCTGTTACATATAAATTGCTCTGGGCACTAACATCACCGTCAACACTCAAATCTCCGTCGATGATATCATATCCGCTGAGCTCACGTACCTTGATGTCGATCACATCAACAAAGCTGCTAACAGCTGTGATGCTGGTGAAGTATGCCTCGTTACTTGTTATTTTACCTGTGATATCTAGATCACCGGTTATGGTGTCACCGGTAACATTTACAAATGTTGTTCTGTTGTAATCACTGTTGTTGGTTGCACTGTCAGTTTGAATCCAGCTGTATGTGCTATTCCAATTAGCACTAGTTTCACTTACATCTGTGTAAACGTTCTTGAAGTTCCTTACATCTTGTTTAGATAGACTTTCAAGATTTTCTGGCGCGTGATAAATATCATGATCCCAATCACCATCACCAAACAACAAACTACCTGCAGTTATGTTCAAGTCACTGGCTGCATGTAATCTACCATTCACATCAAGATCACCGGTGATTGTGTCACCAGTCACATTCACAAAAGTTGTTCTGTTGTAATCGCTGTTGTTTGTTGCACTCTCTGACTCTACCCAACTAGCAGCGGCTGTCCATCTACCCTTACTTGCTTCAACATCTGTATGTGTTTGATCCCAGTTGTCAGCTGATTGATCAACTCGGTGATACGTTGAATCCCAGTTGTCACCGGATGTGTAAACTCTACTATATGTCGCATTCCAGTTGGCGCTGTTGACAAGCACTATAGTGTGAGCATGGTCCCAATGATCACCGGATAGTTCAACGCGTTGTGCTGTTGCATCCCAGTCCTCTTCACGTGCTACAACAGTATCATATGCATAGTTCCAATTTGCACTACTAGAGTTGAGTAATGTTATGATTTCAGGTGGTGTGAACCAGTTGCCACTATTTATAAATACTGTACTGTACACACCCTTGAGATTTCGTAAATCTTGTTTGGATAGCACTTCAATCTCACCCGGGGTATGCTCATGACCGTGTGCCACACCGTCATCACCAAATACCAGATCTCCATCCAATATGTGTATGTTCTGTTCAGCACATAAAGGTCCTGTCATTGTGTCTCCAGACACATTTACAAAAGTTGATCTGTTGTATGCTGTGTTGTTTGTGGCACTCTCGGTCGTGACATAACTGTACGCGACATCCCATTCAGCGCTAGCGGTTGATAGTGTGTTGTATGCATCACTCCAACTACCACTGTTTGTATTAACTGTCAGATGGGTTGCATTGACAAGCGCTGTTAGTTCTGGTGGTGAGAACCAGTCACCACTGTTGGTAGACACAACAGACTGTACATCTTTAAAATCTCTAACGTGCTGCTTGTTCAGTTCTTCAATTGCAGCTGGATCGTGTGTCACACCATGAAAATATTGACCGTCTCCGAATATTATACTACCTTCAACTAGATTGATATCATCATGTATATTAACATTAGCATCAACATTCAAATCACCTGTCATAGTGTCACCAGACACGTTTACAAAAGTTGCTTGATTGTATGTTGGATTGTTTGTAGCGCTGGTTTGCTCCACCCAGTTGTGTGTGTCTTCCCATCCACCACTCACGCCACGTATGTAGCTAGCGAATTGTTCGATTTCGTGACTTTCTTCCCAACTAGCGCTGTTCATCGACACTACACTGTGTGTGTCTTCAATCAACGCGGTTAGTTCAGGTGGTGAGAACCAATCACCACTGTTGTTATGAACAACATTGTAAACACTTTTGAAATCTTTAACGTTTTGTTTTGTTAATTCTTCTGTAGCGAGAGGGTCATGTACTACACCATGAAACACTTGACCATCACCAAATATTATTTTACCTTCGTAAATTTTTAGATTGTCGTGTACTGATACATCCGCATCAACACTCAAACTGCCGGTCATTGCGTCTCCTGACACATTCACAAATGTGCTCTGATTGTATGTGGTATTATTTGTAGGACTATCAGATAACATCCAGCTGTATGTTTGATTCCAGTTCGCGCTTCCAGTACTAACAATAGCTGTTAATTCTGGAGGAGAGAACCACTCAGCACTATTGGTTCTGACGATTGTTGCAACGTCACCGACTTCTACAGTTAAGTCATCTATATCGACTTGTAATTGTCTTATCGAATCACTCCAATATGAGCTGTTCGCTGTTACTATCGTGTATGTTTGATCCCAAAACGCTTGTTTGGTTAACAATGATGTCACATCAGGTTGATCTGACCAATCAGCGCTGTTTGCTGTGACTATTGTGTATGCTTGATCCCAAAATGTTTGTTTGGCCAACAATCCTGTTAATAATGTGACGTCTGGTTGGTCACTCCATTTAGCGCTATTCGCTGTGACTATTGTGTATATTTGATCCCATTTGCTAGCATCTGATGAGACACGTGTTGTTACGTCATTCCAACTGTTACTGTTGGCCACAACAATGTTGTATGCCTGATCCCAATCTGATTGCTTGGCTACAACAATATCATGTGTGTCGGTCCAATCATCTGCATTATCTGTCACAACATTGCTTGTGTTGTTCCAATTTATTGATCCAGATAATACTGCACGGTAAGCGTAATCCCACTCATCTTCAGATGCATTTATTTTGTCAGCAGCTTGATCCCATGCTATTTTACTTGTTGTGACTGTGTTATAAGCCCATGACCAATCATCTCTGTTGGCATTTACAGAACTTACCGCTTGATCCCAACTACTCGCTGAACTCTGTATTCTCTCATATGCACTGTTCCAGCGTATTTCATTTTCTAAAACCGTGTTACTCGCTTGTTCCCAGGTAGCATTATTTTCATTGACAAGATTTGTTGTGGCTTCAAAAGCAGCACTCAACTCAGAGTAGTTGTTGAACACTTGTTTACTATGTGTCGCGTCATCACTGCTCCATGTTTGATCGTCTGAGAAGACAATACTATTCTTATTAACATATAGATCACCAGTCGCGCGAATATCACCTGTAACATACAAATCATCTGATATATTGACACGACCTGTGACCGTACCACCTTGTAATGACAGGAATGGATATCCATCCATTATGGTTTGTTCTAGATCATCTACTCGCGCTGAAAGTGTTGATATTTCAAAGCTCTCCTCCCAGCTCGCGCTGTTGAGTTCAACAGTTGTATACAGTGAATGAAATGCTGCATAATTAACTCCACCAATACCTGTACCATCACCATCACCATCACCTGTATTGATTGTTAGATACTCATACCATGGCTGTGTCTCGATCATCGCGAGAGCTTCGTATATCGCTTGTATACCGTCTCTTGTTGCGTTGTAAGCTGAATCCCAATTGTCTTTACTTGAGTCAAACTCAATAGCCACCCGATCCCAAGTACTATATTTTTGATTTACTAATGCTGTGGTACTGTCCCATGAACCACTAGTGTTACTCACTGTTGAAGCAACATCATCCCATCTTCCACCATTTTCTCTGACTTGTTGCAGTAAGGTAGGCACATCTCCATCTGCTAGAGATTCCCAACCAGCTGAATTCAATTGAACTGTTGTGTAAACACTGTTCCAATTTGCTGAACCAGGTATAACAACACTATTCAACGATTCAACATTTAAAATCAATTCTTCGAGATCTGGATAAAAATCAAGATTCTCTGCACCAAAAACAAAATCTGAGAACTTAACTTTACATGTACTATCATTATTATACACGATGAGATAATCATTCTCGTTCACATTGTCACATGTAGGGAGACTCGCAACAGTTATGTTGTTGTTACATTTGGCCATTATTAATATTTATACATGTAACCTTGTTTACACTACAGTATGTTGTGTTCAAATGTTTATTTTTTTATATTAATTGTTGATGATGATCAGATAAATTGATCGAACCATAACCTCCGGCGTTTAGTATTAAAACATCTGTTGATTTATTATCATTCAAAATTGTTGTGTCTATGTTGATGATATTGTCGTTAACTACTTCAAAATCAACAGGTACACCAGTGAATGCAGGAAAATGTGTGGATATTTGTCGAGAGCCATGTGGATCAACTTGTATACCACTCAACTGATTAATCTCTGTAGATGAGAGATAAACGTTTGTTGTGCTTTGAAAATTATATCCCATGACAGATCTCATGTCGCCATACTCACCAACATGTGTTATGTATGGAGCTGCTGTTAACGGTGGTCCGAAGGTGTTGTCTGTTGATGTTTGAGTATCGCCATCTAAATCATCAAAATTCAAAACTGGTGTGGTGTTTGTTGTTATTTTGTATATGTTGCTTATTGGTTGATTGCTAGCTCTCTTGAACAACCAGGTTTTTATAGTGAAGCTCGTGTCACAGCTCAGTCTATAAGGTTCGGTGCTTGAGAGTTGCTCCGGATAATCCATTGAAATGTCCCCGCTCCATAATACTTCAGATCTTATCTCCTGTTCTGTTGGAAAAAACGGAGCTGGTACTTTCCATGATATCATTATGTATGGATCATTGTATGGTATAAAATTACTCAAAATTTGTTCGATGTCTGTTTGATACCTTGCCATTATGCTCATATTGACGCTTATGTTTATTGGTACTGGTTGAGGTATATTGTATGTTACAGCTGCTTTGTCTGTACGTGGAAAACTCGGATGCCGTTCTTGCTCTGACTGGTATGTACCGTATAATTTATTGAACACTCTGCTCTCGTCTCTTGATATACCAGATGTACTTACAGCCACCACCGGTAATGTTATGTGCCTAGCCTTGTTTGTTAAGTCATGTATCACACGTTGTTTCGGTGAATACACATATCTAACCTTGACGTGTGATCTTGTGTCTCTGTACTTATCGTGTCTCTTTATCACGATATCATTGAAAGCTGCTACAAATTGTGTGATGGCATCTTTAACTTCAAAATAAAATGGACTGCTGCGCATGTAGTTATTTATGGTTGATTTCTAGTTTTTGTATACTATCATATATATAGTGCACAAGTGTGAAACAACGCTACAGCATACCCATCAGCGTTTTCGGTACACGAGCGTGAGTAGTGGTTGACTCCAAGATGGTATGTAACTCGGCAGAGAGAACTGCTGGAAGAGGCAAAGCTAAATCAAACACACCTGCTGAGCGGCAGATGAAAAACGGCGATTTAAGAAATCGCATAGCACCGAACCGCGACGAAAGTCGGCATGTCTAAGCGGTCGTAAGACCGGAGTTTATAGGTCGGGATTCTCCATAAAGTTTAGATCTCAAACGAGTGACGCTCTAGTGTAGTGGATTCATACAGGAAATGACTACCTACCTCAATGTTGCCTGTAGCTGTTATATAGGTGCATTGTAGGTGTACGGCTTCTCCAGGAGAAAACTACCGATAATCATTCTGATGTTGAGACTGTATCAAACCACGTGATATCTTGATCGACTAGCAGTTGAGAATCGAACAGTTGATCACATTTCAACCACCCGAAATCTGCGATTGGTATCACGTAGTGACCACTCAATTCGTGTGATGTATTAGAGATGAGCTCTGGTTCTGCGTATGTAATTACATGTTCGTTTTTTGTGAGATTTAAATTGCTCTCTATATGTGACACAGTGGAGAGTGCATGTGTTAATGATTGTGATATTATGTATTTCATGATTGCCAAACGCTGCCCCATTTTGTTGCTAGATGTGATCCAACGCTGTTTATCTCATCAGTGGATAATGCACTGTTGAACAACATGTACTCACCTAGATTGAAACCACCCTTGCCTCCAAATCTGAGACCATTGAGTGTGTGTGTGAAGGTGACGGATTGTGCAGTGTAAGTTTGATAGTTACACACGTTGACTGACGCTATGCTACTCGTGGGGTCAAAATCAACCTCACTAGACTCGTTCGAGTATCCAACACCATTGTATGCTGAGTGATATTGTGAGCATATGACCATTGGTGAGGTGGAGAGATCCGTGCCACTGACAAACGGTTCATTGTCGCTTCTTATTTGAACGTGATGACTATTATGCATGCCCAAGCCCATGGGCCTGATGTACAGATAACCGGTTGTTCCGGAATAAGTACGATCATACCACAAACCTATGTTGTTACCACCAATACCATCGATACCAATGTGCACCGCATGTGACCCCCAAAACATACCATCAATGATACGATCCATGCTGTCGTGTAGCTCATTAGAGTCTAAACTTTCGTAATATTTGCGTAACTCAACCACGATGAATGCCGTGAAATTGCCATGATACACACGTTGTCTCACATGATGATCAGTGGTAACCAAACTGTTGTATGAGAGGAATCGTAAACCTGGCATGTTGTTTATCAGATTGTCGTGATATGATGGTGGTGCTTGATCGTTGTTGTTCGACATGCTCCATGATCCAGCTTGAGCATATACACGATCGATTGACGATGATATGTTTCTAGCGTCAACACCATCACTGTTGTGTATCTTTGTGTTTGTGTTGGATATATCCAGATGTGTCAGAGGTGTGTGATTGAGAACAATGCTGGTGCCTGGCAGTTGATAGAAACCTGTGTTGTGATCGAATCTCCACTCGATCCAGCTACCATCACGTTTGAGCAGCAGCTCGTTTGTGTCAATTGCATGTGCAAATGTGTTGTCGGACACATCAGCTGTCAGAATGTTTCTTTTGGTGTCTGAAATGTATTTGGATATGTTTTGTGTTGTCATGTGTGTATACCGTTGTTGAATTTGAGTAACGTTTGATCTGTGTCACACCATTTGTCAAACAAGTGAGCACCAATCATTCCCAATTCATGTTGTGGAAGATGTTGATTGAATATCATCAGTTCATGTACAGTGTTGTATGAACTCTGATTACCAAGTTGTATTGAGTTCATGTTGAATCCACGATCCGTGTACTGTGTGGTAACCTCGTAAGCTTTGTCACTATCGATCACAGGACTCCATGTGAGATGAGTGTTGATCACATCGATGTATGGTTGTCTCAACGTGTGAAATTCATGTTGATTGATCTGAAAAACATGAATCTGTGTTTTGCCTAGAAAATTGTTGTTACGATGGTCAAACAAATCACCGGCACTGTAATTGTATTGTGGGTATGTTATCGAGTTGTTGATGCTGGTTCCTATCCTCTGATATTCGTATTGATTGCTGTGTTGATGTGATAACTCAATACAACCGGAAAAGTAAGTCGCGTTATGGCTGACCTGTCCGCGTAGCTCACGATTGCTCCACACATAATTGGTATGGTTACCGAGTTCAGATCTTGAGTAACGTCCTCCAGGCAAAACAGTGGTGCTACTGGATCCGTCATGCACACGCATGGTACGAGAATCGCGTGTTGGTGTGTACACGGTGAAAACCGTTATTGGTAAATTTATTAGAGAGCCCATGCTCCTGTCTATTGACATGTTGGACACGCCATCAAACAGCACACCAGCAGTGTTTCTGGAAGTCGCGTTGGTACTGTATGTTGGTTGGTTGATTGCTCGTTTCTCGATGAACTGACTGTTGTTGCGAAGCGATTTCCAGATTGCGATCGGATCACCAACCGATGGAGCGTTACCTGTGTTGTTGGTCAGAGATGATAACAAACTTGCGTCAAACTGTAGCAGTGGTGTTTGTGAGAGTATGTCGCCCGTGGCCAACGCCCATGGTTTGTTGAATGTGTTGGTGCTCGATTGTGATGTCCACTTTGTGCCATCTGAAATGAACAGTTGATCTGTGTCCGTTGCCACCCCAACACGTGTGCTTGCCGGATCGCTAGACAAGATGTTAGCTGCTGTATCAGAGATGTATTGTGTGACGTCTGAAATGTTCATTATTCGAAATTAATCCATGTGGCGTTCCATTTGTTTGACAGATGTGTACCGAGTGTGTTCATGGATGATCGGTCAAACGCATTGTTGAAAACGAGCATCTCTCCTAGATCGAAATGACCACCACTGCCAGTGAACCAACCGTTCCAATTCCCCACCGTGAATCCTTTGATCAAGCTCGGATAATATACCCACATGGAATACGTACGAGCACGACCACCAGTAGACACTCTGATGAAGTGAGAACCACGTGGATCATCACGAGTGTCTGGAAACTCGAAACACAAGATGATTGTGTCTGTGAGCGGATTGCTGTTGTATGCCTCTAGAGGGTTAACATAATTTTGCCACATTCTATTCTCCCAGTCACCTTCTTGATTGTCAATTTGATACAAACCGTTGCCGCTGATTCCAGGTTCAACACGCCAGCTATGATTGGTTGCAGACCATCTCATCCCTGCGCCAATGTTTGATTGATGAAGTGTTGATCTGCGTGAAACTGTACCATGAAAAAGGCCAGTGTTAAAACTAGCACCTGGGTTCATGTTATCAAGTAACCACTCGTTTGTACCTGGTATGGTGTCTGTTTTTCCATGTGCATCAAAATTAGCGAATGTAGGTAAGAATCTCAACACCATCATGACAGTGAACGCACCATGGTGTGTTGTGGTGTTGAATGTTGAGTCAGTGTTCATGTACGCACCGTTGCTGAATCGAATCGCATGCAAACTGGACCCTAGCTCATTTTGTCTGAACACTGGACTTTTTGAACCTGTCAATTGTTCGAATAGTGCAGCACCACCACGAGCAACACTAGTGGCTTGAACAACACTATGACCATCTTCTGGAGTTTGAAAATTATGATTTTTCAATGTTGTGATGTCAGATGCATCGATGTGTATGATCGGTTGACATGTGTAATCATATGATCCGATGGTGTAATTGGTCAACTTTTTGTCACGTGGGTTCCATTGTATCAACGAGCCTTGATATGTCAAGAATATATTGCCTGTGTCAACAGCGAATGACCACACACCGGAAATGGATTTGTCTGATCTCAGAATGTTGTGTTCTGTGTCTCGCACATATTTTGATATTTGTTGTGTTTGTATAGCCATGATAAATTAAATTTCGAATGTTAAATCCCAGAAACGAGTACCCCATTTTTGATACAATTGTGTGCCGAGTGTGTTTAGATCCTTGTCACTCAAATAACTACCAAAAACCAACAACTCGTGATACATGTTGGGGCTCAAATATGCTCCAGGTGTATCAAGTACACCATATCCACCGATACTCATCTTATGTAATGTTGGATTCGGAGTGCTTATATTGCCGTTGAAAATGTTACGACCACTGTTGAGCCATTGATTGTGCCAAGTGTGTAGTATTGTGCTCATGTAAGTCGGGTCACTACCTTGTGTCGCGTTCACACGCACACTCAATATTTGAGGTTTGCCTCTGTAATTCTCGTTGTAATGAAAGTAATCATCTACAGAATTATCATCACTCAACAAAGTCTTATCATAACGTCCATCAAGCTGAGCAAAATAACCCATGTATCCACCAGCATGATACATTCTCATAGTCTCGTCACTTGTGTATTGATATAATGATGCATATATAGTGTCACTTGTCCTGTCTGGTGATCGATTGTAATCTGATGCGAACAGAAGTTCGTGAAATGATGTGCTGTATCTAGTTTGAAATTTACTGTATGAATATCTACCACCGACGTTGTTAGAGGTTGAACTATCACCAGGACCTGTATACACACGCTCATGATCTTCTCTTGTAGGTGTATACACAAGTATGAATGAAAATGAACCAGACCGCTTGGGTGTTATTGAGGTGTCGAGAAACATGCCGTCTCTTGGATCACAATTGACGCCTGGTTTGTTGTTCGCGTTTTGTGATACATATGTTGGTCTTGAATGTACATCTTGTATAAGCCTCTCTGAACTCTTCAAACTATTCCAAATAGCAACCTCATCTCCATCAACACATGTGGAACCTGTTGCATTCAACAAAGTGTTCCTATTGTTTGCATCAAAATGCAAGATTGGTGTTTCACCTATTGTGTCACCGTTGGTTAATGAATATTGTAAACCTAATCTCTTGTTAACTACAGTCTCACTCCAGCCTGTACCGTTAGAGATAAACATGCTGTTTGTGTCTGTTGCTATTGCGATTGTACCAGGTGTACTCGGATCAAGATTCAAAATCTCTTGTGTTGTGCCTGTTTTATAAGTTGTTATGTTGGTTGTTGTCATGATCGTTAAAAGGGTGATTGTTCAATATAAAGTTGTTGTTGCTCAAATTGATCAAAGTTACTGACTGTTACGGACCTGTTGGTTGGGTCAGTTTGATACTGCACAATCGAAGTATTTGGTGTGTACACATTCATCACGTTTCTACATTTATTGTACCTTGCTGATGCTACATCTTTCTCGATCGATGGAAACAACCAGAAGTAAGGTGTGTGTTTGTGTGTGTTTGTTGGATCGTTCATGCTTGATATTTCATCACTAGTCAGAGCACGTTTCCATCCACCAATACTATACACATAACCGTGCATGTAATTGTTATTGTAGCTATAAGCCGGGTCACCAGCCATCTCTCTCAAATACATGTTACCTGTGTATATGTATGTGTGTACCAATTGACCATCTAGATATGTGTTGCCATTACCGTCTTCATCTCTTGTGTTTGTTACTCGATGCCATCTGTTTAACTCCACACTGCCTGGAGCTGTTTGAAAAGTATCAAAATATGAACCGGTGGTGCTCAAATATGAACCCGCGTCATCTATAGTACATACTAATTGATTACTACTATATCCAAACAACTGCCTGTTTGTGTGAGCAGGTATTGATGGCAATAAATAAAACCACATGTCAAAACTGTATGGTCCTGCTGAGTTTTCCACCCATCCATTACCTGTTGCTATGTATCTACCAGAGTAATTACGCACACCATCACTCGAACAAGTCATGTTGAAACTTGTGTTGTGTGACAACTTGTTTGTTTTGAAGCCATACACACCTGAATTGACAGGATTGTACACACCATGTGTCTCGTCATTTGAATCTACAGAACTAACACTTGTCACGGCATGATCAATCGGTTGTGTGCTCAACTGCTGTGTTGTTGTTTGAGCTACAGCCTTCATGTCAATATCTGTTTGAGATTGAAACAGATTGGCTTGTGTATCATTGAGCTTGCCGAACACCACAACTCGATTACTATTCAAATCGTCGTCATACACATAAAATAGATCCGGTGTTGCGGATGTTGTTGTTATGTCACCGGCTGACAACATTTGTGAAATATTTTGATCAACACCAGTTATGTATTGATCAATAGATAACATGGTAGGTCTGCTTTTCTCTGTTCTGAGAAACCTTGCAGATATTCTGTTGGTGTTGAGATTATCAAACTGGAATATGGAGCTGGTCGTGTTGGTCAACACACTCAGTTCATTGAGTCCAGGTGATGTGTCAAGAAACATGTCTCCTGTTTGACTCTCGCTTGACAACGATTGAATTAAAGATGATTCACCATCTGTAAAAACGATCGTGGGTGTCTCGCCACCTGTTGATGTGTTGGATTGCCCGTATGTTATCCAACCGTCATAATAAAATATCAACTTGTTGGTGTCTGTTTCATACAACAAGTCACCGTTGCTCGGACTGCCCGGTCTATCATCACTTGTACATGTAATCAACACACTCATAACATTATTTATTCTTCCTCACTGTTGTATTCAGACCATTGAGCCAGACCTGTTGTGTTGTTGAACACCATTAACTTCTGTGTGTCAGTCGCGAAAGCCATTGTACCGACTGTGTCGATGTCTGATAATTTTATATCTTGCTCCAACCCAGTCAATGTGATGTTGAATGTTAGAGATCTTGTCGGATCCAACGGATACAAATCTGTGTTGTCACCAACACCATCTGCGTCAGAATCCTGCCATTCGGTAGATGATTGTGGAAACACATCGGCATTATCTCCAACACCATCACCATCTGTATCAATTGTCTCGGCCGGGTCGTTTGGAAATTGATCTGCGTTATCACCCACACCGTCAGCATCTGTATCAAGCCATTCTGTTGGATCGTTCCAAAATGCATCCAACTCATCATTGTATCCATCACCGTCTGAATCCATTCCAGAAACACCGGTGAGGCTGGTACTACCTGTACCACCAATTGGGTCTGGTGTTTCACCTCTGAATTTAAAAGAGAATTGTCTACCTAATGTGTATACAGGCATATCAATATTTATCGATATGCACTGAAAGTTAGTCAGAGTTGTTAGATGTGGTTGTGGTCTTTCTTACTCTCTTGAATTGCCTGCCAAATGTTATGATTATATCACTCATTTATTATGTCCTGATATCGACTAGTAACCCGTCAACATATACTAAAACATCACCACCGACATTAATTTCAGTTGTGAGTCCTGGCTTCCATTCTCCAGCGCTCAACACAAACACTTCTCCACCAAGTCTAACTTCGTCTTGTGCAGTGAGACTCTCTGTGATATTGACCTTCTTCAAGTCTGCTTCACCAGCTGGTAATTCACGTGGAGACAAATCTAAATTTGGTGTGTTTTTCACACTAGCATCCCATGATGAACTGGTTGTATTGACACTAGTATATGTGTCATGCCAGTTGGAGCTAGCAGTCGTAACAGTTGTGTATGTGCTGTCCCAATTGGGACCTTTTGTAAACACAATATTAACAGTTTCGAAAATTTCTTCACCACTCAGCGACCAGTTATATGCAGCATCATTCCATAAATTACCGCTCAATCCGTAATTAGTACTAGTATCATACCAGTAACCACTTTGTGTATGAACAGTATTGTATGTGGATATCCACTCATCCATACGATTGTCTAGCCGGTCATCAGCACTGTTCCATTCAGCACTGCTTGTTGAAAGTACAGTGTGTATGTCGCTAAGTTGAGGAAGCACTATGTTTCTGTATTCGATTTCATCAGCCGAACTCCAAAAATCCGGATACGCGGCATGATAAGCACCAGCGATATGTGATGGATTCAGATCCACACCATCATCACCAGCAAACAGCATGGATTCAACTCCACGTAAACTTGTCAATCGATCATGATTGGCGCTGGTTACTTTCACATACGTGCTGTGTACATCCTGTGTCCATGGTCCATCTGGAATGTCATTGAAAATGATATCCGCGCTATGATCACCTGTTTTGTCAGCTTGGTACTCGACGCTTTGTATTTTCTCGATTGAGTAATCACCAATTGCAGGAGCATTAGTTGTCATCACGGTGGGTGGTTTTTTGTAACTTGATCCATCTTCCAGCAAATCAAATCCTTTTTCCGGTGTGATGCCCGCGTGTTCAGGTGCATTGGCTGCTAGCCAGGTCATCCGAGCTTCAACATCACTCAAATTCAGAGCAGTCACATCAGCCCATGGTTGTAAATTGTCCAGTTTGGCACCATCTTGCTGTACATATCGACCATTGATCGCACCAGATGTGTGTATGTCGCCGCGTGCACTTATATCACCAAGCACGGTCAGAGTGACATCTTCACTGGCCTGAACACCAATACCCACGTTACCGTTAGACGCGATATCCATCACCAAATTATCATCTTCTAAAAATCTAGCAACAGCTCCTGGTCCACGTTGATTCACTTCCAGAGTGATCAGATCAGAACTAGGACTCCAACTCTCGATGCTCAGCGCACTGGTGCTGTTAATGGTGGTGTTCAACACAACATTCTCACCCTCGACTGTCAAGTCTCCACGAATGATCATGCTGTCTGCACTTGTGGAACCTGTGAAATTGCTGTTGTTGAACATGTATTGTTTGCTCTCGTTGTCAACATTCTCCAATCCAACATGATAAGCACTGGCAGCCAGCAACACGCTTTCTATTGTGTATCGACGTTCACCGTGTGGTTCGTCAATCTCGTACCCTACCAGGTACATGCCCGAGGAGGCTTGTGTGTCAGTTACACCGGCTGTGACACCATCAACTGATGTTGGTGCTGTGTAAACTCCGGTTATCTCTTGGAAATCTGTGAAATTCTTGGCCATATCATAATTATTTATTCGGACATGCCAAAAATATCATGACATCATCCTAACAATCTAAAACTGGCTGTTGTGTAATTACCATCACTATCAGCCCAGATATAACCACCGTTGCACCAAATAGCGATACTCAGGTAATCGTTAGCTTGTAATGGTATGTCATACGTGAGACTCACATGTGTCCATCTCTCGAATGTATCACTCGTTAGCTTGCTGTTGTAGGCTCTGGCCCACATGACTCCATTCTTAACTACATAAACAGAAAAGTATCTACTATCATCAAGACTCGGAGGACTTTCCATGTTCCATACAGCAATGTTACTGTTGAATGATATTTGATAATCACCAGCCACAGGAGCAACAAATCGGAAATTTTGTGGATCCCACACATTGCCTCTGTTCACTTCAATTGTTTCAAATTCTATATTTACAAAATCACTACTCTCAACAACTGCACCTCCACCTGGTGGACCGACAGTTTTGAGTTGTCCACCTTGACTGTTGTCGCTGTTCATCTTGACGGATGCAAATGGTTGACTAAAAGATTGTATTCCATCCTTCGAAATTCTGGCTCGTGCTTGTGGCTCGGCACCATCAACACCATCCCAAGTCGCAACAGTGACGCCCATGTTGTAGTTACTGCCATATGAGCTGCCTTGTAAAATCAACTCACCCCACTTGTCAAATGGATAAGTTCCGCCACTGACTCCGGTGGATCTATAAATTGCCGGTGATGCCCAGAAGGCACCACCATCTGGATGAAAGTCACTGTTTGCGCCTGAGATATATGACCCTGTGCCGCTCAAGAATTGTGTGCAACTAGCTATCACATGTATCGCGTCAGCTCTGTCAGTCTCTGAACTTCCTCGAGATCGATCGTTACCGAGCTGCAACAATTTAGCCCATTGCAGACCGTTTCCGTAGTCTCTTATACATGATACAGTTGCTGTGTCTTTGGTAATTTGTAACAATGCACCTGGGGTTGTAACAGTTGGAGCGACAACAACCTCACTACCCGTGTCACGAAGCTCAAAATTGTTGCCTGATATGTCATGAAAAAATGTACCAGTTGTGTCCTCCAATCCTAAATAACCAGCAAAAGCACCGTTACCTCCTTCGAACTGTATACCAGACCAGTCAGCTGAGCTAGTTGATTCTAGTTTAATTTGAGCACCATTACTTGATTTAATGTGTAATTCTCTTTCTGGTGATGTGCCAATTCCTAGACTGTTGATGATAGCCGTTTGTGTTGATAGATTTTTCATGTTATTTGTTCTCTAAATTTTCTATCCTTGTTTTGAGTTGTTCTATTTCTTGTAATGCTTGTTGCAAAGCACCAGTCAACACCGGAACCACTTTACTGTAATCAACACCTTGATATTTTGGTGAACCGTCATCATTAGTGGCGTCTGGTTCACCGGTCACTGCATGTGGAATCACCTGTGACAATTCATCAGCTATGAATCCATCACCCTCAGCATGAGTGCTCTTCCAGATGAACCGTCGTGGTTTCAACTGCATCACCACATCTTTACCATCAGTCATATCCACAATGTTACCTTTGAGTCGCCTGTCACTTCCTGTGTTGTAATTGACTCCATCACCGGTGTTGTTTATACTGATCGATGCACCAACTCCGGTTCCATTAATGATAAAATCGATGAACCTACCATCCAACCCAGAACTGTAACCGAATCGATTGATGTAAACGTTCGCCCAACTATGAGCAGCATGATTGCTTATCATCAAACTACCACCAGAAGTGCTTGTAGCGCCCCATGGTGCCCGAGCACCATACACCGGAGGTAGATAGCTCATGGCTCCTTCCCCGGATGATTGATTGTACACATACCATGGAGAGGTGGTGTTGAGTGCGAGTTCACCGAGACTCGTGATGCGCATCCTCTCTAGATCACTCTCCGAACCAGTTCCGGTACGTCTTGTACCAAACACCAACGAGCCGTCGAAACTACTTCCATCTGCATTTTCTTGTTCTGCATGAATTGTCGCGAAAGTGGTGATTTCACCATTCGATCGATACCGCCCACAAAAGTTGATACCACTACCTGCATCTTGATCATACGCATCTGTACCTGTGAGATTCATAGTGGATCTACCGTTTACAAATGTTGTGTCGTTGGGTCCTTGTACATGTAGAACGTGATTTGGGCTGGTGGTACCAATACCCACATTGCCGTTGTGTTTAATGGTGACTACAGGAGATAATGATAATCCATTATTTGTAAGTATATCTAATTTACCACCGTTAGTACCGTCATATGATCCCGCAAGCTGAACTCTTTCATCAGCAGTATTACCATCGACTTCGTCAGTAATTAAAGAAATAACCGATGAAGAGGTTCCAGTATTTAACCTAGTGTTAGTTACTTTTAATATACTTGCCCCGCTAGATGTATCCAAATCTTGAAGCACTTCCAACTTAGCACCAGGATTCGATGTACCAATACCTACATTGCCGTTGGTTTTTGAATTTAAATAGAGTTCACTTGCGTCGATGAATATAGGTTGATATGTTGATAATGTGTCATCATAACAATTTATATTCAAATTTCCGTCCGCATTATTTGAGACGAAAAAGTCTGCGCGACGATTGGGAAAAAGGGGAGATGAACTACGAATCACACCCGCAACTTCAAGGTCTGCTACAGGGATGGTGGTACCAATACCTACATTGCCAGCCGTGTAACTAATTCTGTCCAACACATCCTGACTCCAGTAAACATCACGACCACCGAATGAGATGTTCAACTTGTAATTGTTGTTGGGTATGTTGTCGGTGAATGTCACTGTGAGACTTGATGTGGTCACGTCAGTTATCACATATGGTATCACGTCTCCGTCTCCAGTGATCTGCAGATCTGTCACCACGGATGGTATAGAGTCGTATGTTTGTTGAAAATTTATGGTGTGTACACTCTGACCAGATGTCAAAGCTGCACTGAACGCTGCTGGTACCTCGCTTGAGCTGCCGCTGCTGCTGGCACCAGCGTTGTTTGCCACAACCCATTTGGCGCCATCCCACGCTATGATTTGACCCACAACCGTGGGTGTCACGCCTCCAACTGCACCGTTGCTTGCCACTTGGAGCACATTGGCCACAGACATGCTACCGGACACATCAAGATCTCCCACGATGCTCACGTTGGTGGATCTGCTCAAACTGTTGTCTGTCTCGACCGTCCAGTTGCTGAACACAGCATCTTGACCATTCACTTTGAACGTGCCGGTCATGTTGATGTCACCCGCCACATCCAATGTGTATTGCGGAGTGTCTGTACCCACGCCCACGCGTGTGGTGCTCAAGCTCAAGATGCTTGGTGTTCCTTCTCCGTCTTCTATGTATCTGGCAGTGTCATCCACACCCGCATTGCCGTTGCTTATCTGCAACAGATCTCGGTATGTGTCGATCAGCGTCCTGCCAGCTAATGAGGTCATTCCGCGCCGGACATTGGCTTGCTAGCCAAGAATTGTTGTTGTTGTTCAGCAGCCGTGATGACCAGACCATTGTCAAATGCGTATGTCACAATAGCTTCTCTGCTGGTGGGTATCTGTATACCATTGTCCAAGCAGTGCTTCACAGTCAAATCAACAATCTCGTCATTGGCTTGCCTGGCACGATTATCCGCGGCATTTTGTATCCACTCTTGCGGGTCCAGAGCAACATGGCTCAAGCCTTTCAATTGTGTGTCTGTTAATGTAATTATTATCTCGTTCATTGTAAATATATATAGTTTATCCAATAAAAAATCCCTCGAATCCACCCATGGAATCTTCGATACTCGTATTCACTGTGTCATTAGTTCCGTACAAAAAGGCTTGTACGTAATCACCTACGTTCAGATATATGCTAGCGTGCATGTTGAAATATTGCTCACCACTTGTCTGTGAATCGAGCATAGTGTCTCCACCAAACCACCTAACATCAACACCATTCACCGTGAATCTACCGTAAGGACTGCCCCATTCACCATAATAACCTTCCTCTTGCACCCACAACGCGAAAAAATACACTCCAGCGACAGGGGCTGTGAATCTGCCGGTGGTATTATTGTAATGATTGCCTGTGTTATGGTACACAGTACCACCACCTCTGAAACCTGTTGAGAGTCCATTGCCATCTCCTTCGGAACTTCTGTGATAGAATGCTGGATTACCTGGCTTCTGACATATTCCTTGTGTGACTCTCAAGCCGATTTTGTTTCCAGTACCATCACCGTTGTTGGTCATCAGTTCTAAACCACCGTGACTGTCTGGTATTTGATCGTATGTCATGAATCTAATGTCTCCGGTTCTGCTGTTGTACGTCACTCCTGCACTTTCACCCGCAACACTATGAAGCGTGATGCCACTCACATCACCATTAGGCGTGGTTCGTTGTATGAGAATCCTGGACTCATCTGGATCCGCGACATGTAGTTTGTAACTTGAGCTCGGGCTTGTGGTACCGATACCTACATTGCCGCTGGAGTCGATGCGCATTCTTTCATTAAAGCTATACTGATGTCTAGTACCAAACGCGAGAGCACCACTACCATTACCAACTGGCACACATGTGATTGTGGATATTGATGCATCAGTGTTGTTAGGTGATCTGCTCTCCAATCCGATCGAACTGTAACTATTCTGAGGTGAATCAGTGCGAACATCTAATGACCTGTTGGGTGTGGTACTTGAGTCGTAACCTTGATAAGAATCTAAAATTTCTAATTTTGCGCCAGGAGTCGTAGTACCAATACCTACATTACCGCCGTAGAAATAGGAGTTTCCGTCTGAGTTTAATTTTATGCGATCAGCATCACTAGTTTCATTTGTTCTAAGTAATAATACAGGTTGATTCTCCCCAGTAGAAGCTCCAGTGCTCCACGATGAAATTAATGCTCCTCCTGTAGGAGTTCTGAAATAACCCACTCCATGTACATCAAGCTTAACATCAGGATTCGTAGTACCGATACCTACATTGCCACTGTTTGGATTTACAGTCAATAATTCGTTAGAAGAACTATCAGTTATACTTAAGCGATCACCAAGAGGTGCTTTTATTAAAAACTTAGTTCCATCGTATAACATTTCTGCACTTCTATCTCCTGCGTCTCTAGTAAATTTAAGTGATGAATTAGAACCAAAAATATCCAACTTCGCACTAGGATTCGTAGTACCAATACCTACACGAGTGGTGCTCAAGCTTAGGATGCTTGGTGTGCCTTCTCCGTCTTCTATGTATCTGGCAGTGTCATCCACACCCGCATTGCCGTTGCTCACTTGTAGCAAGTCTTTGTACGTGTTGAATATGCTCTTGCCTTGTAATGTGCTCATGTCAATTTGCTTTCTAACGCTTCAATACGTGTTTGTTTGATCGAGGTCAGTGTGAGTGTGGCTGTTTCGTAACTGTTCATTTTTTATAATTAAATCATACAGGTTATGCGACTCTGAGAAAAGTCATCTTCAATACAGCTAGTTCAGTATTATTTGTCACGGACACTGTGTTTCCAGAGATCACAACATCAGCCACACCAGTGTTGACCAATGGATGAATGCCGCCACCGGCTTGACCGTTGAAACTTATGTATCCAGTTGATATCTGTCTGTTTCCTGCACCCTTGTGACGCGTCACAGTATAATGATATGTGTTCCCTTCCGCGATACTGGGCAATGTCACACTTATGGTTTGACTAGCTTGGTACGCAGAGCTGTTTGCTACTGTGTACATCAGACCTGATTTATGTGAACTGGAGATCATATGACCTTCAACATGCAACTTCGCATCAGGATTCGTAGTACCAACGCCTACATTGCCCGAGCTGTCGATACGCATGCGTTCTGTAAACGTGCCACCATTAGGAGTAGTATAAAACCCCATGCTATAGGCAAAGTTACCATCGGCTGAATTGTCTTTTAGCGCCGCAATTCTTGTAAACGCTTGTGCATCTCCAGACGTACGATAATTGCCTCCAAGATTTAATGCACCGCCAACTCCGATTGCTTGGGCAGTAGTGTCAATAATAGATAGGCCAAACTTATCTGCACTTTTGACCATAACTTTATTAGCAGTACCGCTTTGACTTGAGCCGCCCACTAAAACATTGCCTGCGGAGTCGATGGTCATTCTTTGAGCTGTGAAACCTGTAGCAGCGTAACCCCATAACCCTAGAGAATCAGTAGAGTTATTGTATATTACACCGCCACGAAAACCACGTGTTTGGTCACCTAAATAAAGCCCAGCAAGTGAATTGTCGCTACTTGTAATATAAATTTGAGAAGCACTATCTCCATCGTTTACGTGCAATTCACTATCAGGACTCGTAGTACCAATACCTACATTGCCGTTGGAGTCGATACGCATTCTTTCAATACCCGCCTTGTTATCTTGATTATCCCTACCAACCTTAAACCTCAATGAGTGTTGGTTGTTTGGTGAACTAGGAGTACCCCCACCTACCTCTATGGCAGCTCCGAGTGTACCGTTCATGCCAAAAGATAATTGATTTATGGGTACACTATCATCCCTGTTTAAATTGATATATCCGGGCCCTATTTCAAATGAATTTTCATCGGATGGCAATTGATCTGTTAAATTAATATAATTTTGACCTGCCATTGTAGAATCAGCTCGATTTGTTAAATTATTGGTTTTTAACCATACACCAGTTCCACCTCCACTTATTTCCAACTTCGCATTAGGATTCGTAGTACCAATACCTACATTGCCGTCGGAGGTGATGCGCATGGCTTCAACCATATTAGTATGATCTTGAGAATTAAGTAAAAACACGATAGGTGTCTCAGTGCGTGATTCAATGTTATTTACGCTACCATTTGTAAGGAAACGAAACGCCGTTACACCGTTGCTTTGAAGATCAATAAAGCTCCCATCGGTGGAGTTATCTAATGTCGCACCAGTATACCCACTAATGGACGTAGGCGAACTAGTACCAATACCTACATTACCTTCCAATGCATTTAAATATGAATCTCCATTATTTCTCAATATGCATTGATTATTACCATCTTTATCTTTTATGGATAAGAATGCAGAATCATCACCTAGGTGACCAATCTCAGATGTAATGATACCAAGAGAATTTCTAATAACAATTCCCTCTTGACCTGTTGAAGAGGTTTGAATCTCTAACTTGGCAGCAGGATTCGTGGTACCAACGCCTACATTACCTGTTACGTTTAATTGTTTGTTGAAATTCCATGAATCGGTGACTGTTTTATACAACATACTTGCATCACTACTTGCTACTGTCACACCCGCTCCATCTGCTTCTGAAACTTGTGTGGCACCGCCTGCCAGCTCTATAGTTTTACCACTGACTGAAACAGTTGTGCTGTTCACGGTTGTTGTGACTCCATCCACTTGCAAATCACCTAGCACCACCAGCTTGCCGGTGTTGTCGCCAATTGCTTCCGGGTCGATGTACATTGTGGCTGGTCCATAAATTTTACCTCCACTAACATGCATGGTGTTCACATGTATGTTGGTGTCAGGTTGCAACGCGCTGTCCGCTTTGTCTCCTTGAGCACTGGTGGCAGCGTCCAAGATACCATAACCACCAAGACTTGTGGGTTTGTCACTCACTGTGGACCATGGAATGTTCACCCCTGGTTGTAACGCGCTGTCCGCTTTGTCTCCTTGTGCACTTGTGGCTGCGTCTGTGATACCATAACCAGCCAAGCTCGTTGGTTTGTCACTCACGTTGGAAAAAGGTATGTTGGCACCTGGTTGCAACGCGCTGTCCGCTTTGTCTCCTTGTGCACTGGTGGCGGCGTCTGTGATACCGTATCCTGCTAGACTTGTGGGCCGACCGGTCAAATTGCTGAAGCTACCATTGAAGGCATCTGTGATACCATAACCAGCGATGGTGGTTGGTCGGTCGGTCAGATCATCAGTGAAGCTCACACCACCTGGTTGCAACGCGGTGCTGGCTTTGGCCAGTGCTGTGTCTGCTGCCGCACCTTGTGCTGCTGTGGCTGCATCCATGATACCATAACCAGCCAGTGTGGTTGGTATCTCGGATAACAAGCTGAACGCAAACGCACCTGGTTGTATGGCTGTTTCAGCCAATGCTCCTTGAGCGCTTGTTGCGTATGCCCCTCCACGTACATTCTTAATCTCTTGTACATCTTGTTCAGAAAATTGCAAATCACCCACATACAACGAGTTGCTGCTCAGGTACAAGTGTCTGATCTTGCGTTCCGCACTACCAATATCAAAAGTTGAGTTGGTTGATGGAATGATGGATCCACGTATCTCCACAGTGTCAGTGCTCAGAGCCAACGCACTCTGTGTCCCTTCACCATCTTCTATGGGTCGTATGGTGCTGTCTATACCAATGTTGTTGTTGCTGACCTGTAACAAGTCCTTGTATGTTGTTGCTATTGATTTTCCTTCTAGTGTGCTCATCGTGATTATTTATTCAAATTGCTGTCATCTTGGTGTGTGATTTAATATGTTGTTACTTGTACAGTTGCATTCCCTGCGACGCTCTCAACAACAATGCTTCCTTTAGCAGGGCTAGCAGATACATTGAAATCAAAGTCGAAGTAAGCCTGGCCACCGTTTATCGATGAAACCGATGTTATGCTGATTGTACCACTACTCATTCTACTATCGATAGCATTTGTATATCTCTCGTTAAAGTTGTAACTGAAATATCCATGATACCAGACCATGCTGTCACCAGAGTTAGTTCTTTGTGCAGCAATCCGTATATATACAGCCTCGTAATTACTCAGTATGATCCTCACACGTCTGCGTACGTCTGCACCAATATAAAATCCACGCCGCAATGTCCACATGTCATCCTGACTTGAATTTGTGGCTTTGTAGATGTGATGTCCATCTGATTTTATACGCATTCTCTCCTCTACAGTACCACCCGGTGTTGACACAGCAAACCCCATAGAGGTTGCTCGGTTTTGAGTGGTGGGTTGTCCAGATTGATATTGAGTCAAACCTTCGAATATCGTACCGATTCTCCCACATGTCCAACCTGCGGTGGTGGTCGAGTTACTCGCGTATGCAGCGGTGAAATCGAGTGACACAAATTCATCAACCAAACAACCAGCTAATCCACCCGGATCGGTTTCAGCAATGCTGTTGCTGGTCCACAAATTCAATGAACCTTGAAATCCACCGAGAGTTGTACCATTACCAAACAATCCAGCGTTAGATGTGTTGCGGTTTTGAGTCATCGTCGCAACACTACCATCACTCGCATGAACAAAATGAGATCTACCATCAACACAAAATCTAAATCCATAACTTTCAGTTGTACCTATACATACATTACCATTTGCAGGTTGTAAAAGCAGATCAGCAGTTCTAGCAGCAATAAATGAGTTACCTTCAAGCCAATTTCCGTTTTCATTTTGCTTGTACGGGAGAATTCCGATAGTGAGTCTACCTACATCAGAGGCTTCCGGTTGTGTCTCTATTGTTTCAAGAATGAGCATCCCGCTACCTGAACCACCTAGCATTTGTTCTTCAGTAACTACATTACCTTTAATGTGAAGTGGTACAATAGGATCTGT